TATTAGACAATAATATTGAATATAAAAATCGTTCTGTTTTTCAAAGAGATCGCGTTTCACTTACAAAAGATCAAGAAGAATTTATAAAAAATAATTATAAAAATCAGCACTATCTTGATATGGCAAAAATTTTATTTAAAAATAATAATTTAACGCATTTAAGTCTCGAATCTCGTGAAGTCAACAAATATGTTAATAAACTACAAAAAGCAGATCCTACATATTTGGACATGACAGTTTACACCCCAAAAGAAACAGAGAATACCACCCCAAGTCCTCTTGGGGAATATTTCCCGCCGCGTCGTATGGATCAAACTTTATATAGAATTAATAAATATCTTAATTTGGGTTGGGAGGAAAAGAAACTCAAAGCAATGCAACTCAAACAAGTGGAAATGCTTCAAAGATATTTAAATACTTTTAGTTTTTGTTACCAAATTAATACGTATCGTCGTGAAGATGATAGAAAACTCTTTGAAGATGCTTTTATTCGTTATACTTATGATAAAGATGATTTGACACAAGAAGAATTAGACCAATTTATTACCCTTTGTACAGAAGTTGTAACGGCTTCCACTATTTTACAGCAAGTAGAAGACTTGCGTCAATTATTAAGACAAGCATCTGAAGAGGATGAGGGCCGCAATATTAAAATGAGCTTGAATGAAGCTATTAGTAGTTTGCAAACAGAATATAATCAATGTCGCACAAGACAAAATAAATTATATAAATCTCTCGTAGATGATCGTTCTAAAAAATTACAAGAAAGAAAACAAGAAAACGCAAGTATTCTTAATTTAGTGCAAGCATGGAAAGACGAAGAACGTCGAAAAAGTATTATCAATTTGGCTGAAGCTCAGAAGCAGAATCTCGAAGAAGAGGCTAAACGTTTATCTTCTATGGATGAATTAAAAGCAGTAATTCGTGGAATTGATATTGATGAAATGGTGCAAGGCTAATATAATATATTATGAATAATAACAAAATATACTTAAAATGTAAAGTTTGTGGCGAAGAATTTAATTATTTCGCTGAGTTACAAAAGCATTTAAGAAGTTATCATAAACTTTCTTGTAAGACTTATTTTGAAACTTATTGGAAACGTATTGATCGTTTTGATGGTAAAAAACTAGAATATAAGTCCTTTGATCAATATATTACTTGTGATTTTGTTGATAAGAAAAACTATAAAAATTGGTTGAAGACGCTTTCTAAAGAAGAGTGCGCTGATTACTTTAAAAGTAAATTAAAACAATATTGCGATTTAAAAAACTTAGAAAGTGCTCCTGGTCAAGTAGAAGCTCAAAGTATAAATTGTTTATTACCAGTAAGCACAATAGAAGTTTTTTCTGGAATGGATTACAATAATTTATGTAAAAAAATTGGATTGCATTCCAGATTTAATTATCAAATTCCTGAAGAAATTCAATTCACCCCTACTCCGCAAATTATTGTAGATAGTCGTGAACAAAAGCCATTTCATTTTGAAGAGCTTACTTTAATTGAATCAAAATTAGAGTATGGAGATTACTCACTTCACCCTAATAACAAATTAGCTATAGAAAGAAAAAGTTTATCTGATTTATATGGAACTTTAAGTGGTGGTCGTGAAAGATTCGAACGTGAGATCCAAAAAGCTAAAAAATTAGAAGGTTATATTGTGGTTGTAGTTGAGTCTACCTTAAATAATATGATGTATCAAAAACAAAAATTTGGTAAAGCATCTGGTGAATTTATAGCCCATAATATGAGACAACTATTAAGAAAATATGATAATTTACAATTTGTTTTTTGTGATGGGCGTGAAGAAGCTAGAGACAAAACTTTATATATTTTAAAAATGGACAATGAAGCCTGTAAAATAGATTTACAATATTACTTTGATACAAAATGGCCCTTATAGTTGGTAGTCAAAATAAAAAATCTATTGTTCCTGTTAATCAAGAACTTTTAAAATTAAAAGGAGATTTAACGGATCAAGAGGCAAGGATTTCCCTTGCGAAATTTCTTCGTTATAATCTTGGATTTACAACAGACTTAGCTCTAGGTTTAAATTTAGAATCATATCAAGAATTAACAATAAATTCTTTTTTCAATAGAAATTATTGTATGCTTGTTTGGGGTCGTGGATGTGCAAAAAGTTTTTGTGCTGCAATTTATTGTATTTTAAAATGTATATTCGAACCTGGAACTAAAATTCTTATCGCTTCTATTAACTTTCGTACGAGTCGCCGTGTTTTTAATGAAATTGAAAAATTTTTAAGCTCTCCACAAGCAGCTTTAGCACGTCAATGTTTTGGTTTAAAAAGTAAGCGTAATGACCAATACGAATGGGAAGTTAATGGTGGAAGTATTACAGCTATTCCATTAACTGGAGAAAAGATTCGTGGTATTCGTGCTAACGTACTAATTCTTGATGAGTTTTTATTATTACCTCCTGATATTATTGATAATGTTCTCATTCCGTTCTTAAGCTCTCCTCGTGACGTAGGAGAAAGAATTCGTATTAGAAAATTAGAAGATGAATTAATAAAAAAAGGATTGTTACATCCTGATAATAAACAAATATTTGAGAATACTTCTCAGATGTTAGCTCTTAGTTCTGCAAGTTATACATTTGAACATTTATTTCGTGTTTACCAACAATGGTCGCATTTAATCGAACATCCAGAAGAACAAGAAACTAAAGAAGGAGAATTGCCTGGAACTTATTTTGTTTCGCAATTAGGTTATGAAGCATTGCCTTCTCATATGGTGGATCAAGCCGCAATTCAAGTAGCTAAAAGTGGCGGAAGTTCACATCATTCGTTTTTACGAGAATATTGCGCGCGTTTTATTGATGGTGGAGATAGTTATTTCTCACCCAAAAAAATGCATGAATGTACTATTCCAGATGGAGAATATCCTACTACTAAAGTCATTGGCGATAGCGATAAAAAATATATTTTAGCAATTGACCCGAACTTTTCATCATCTAAGGTTGCTGACTATTTTGCTATGAGTCTTATTGAACTAGATGAAGAAAAAAAACAAGGGGTTCTTGTTCATGGTTATCAAGCTGCGGGGTCTTCATTACAAGACCATATTAAGTATTTTTATTATTTGTATAAAAATTTTAATATTGCTTTAATTATAATTGACCATGCGGGTGCAGATACATTTATTGATGCGGTTAATAATTCTCAATTTTTTAAAGACATGAATCGCAAAATTGGATTTGTCGATTTTGAATCTGATAAAGAAAATGAAGATTATAGTAAGATGTTAAAAGATTGTGCTCGTCAGTATAATAAAGATTTCGGGAATATATGTATTAAACAATATTTTACTAGTTTCTTCTTGGGTCGCGCCAATTCTTATTTACAAACTTGTATTGATCATAAAAAGATATGGTTTGCATCGCGCGCTAGCAACCATCCTGATATTTTAGAAAATATTTTTACAATGAATCTTCCTATGGAGTATATTTATCCTAGAGGCATTGGTGACAAAGCTGATAATGAATTTGAAACTAAAAAATTAACTGTTAGAGAATTTATAGAAGAACAAGATTTTATTATTCAAGATACTAAAGACCAATGTGCGAATGTAGAAGTAACTACAACATCTAGGGGTACCCAAAGTTTTGACCTACCATCACATTTAAGAAAATCTACAAGTGTAAACAGGGCAAGAAAAGATAATTATACTACTCTTATGTTAGGGAATTGGGGTGTTAAAGCTTATTTTGATATAATGGCTCCAGAAAATTTTGTAAAAAAGAATACAACCTTTGTAGCAGAATTAATCTAATAAATATCAGATTTTAGTGTAATAAACTGTTATAATAAATTATGGCACGAAATAATAATAAAAATATTAAATTCCCAGAGCCACAGGTAATTGAAGGATCTATAAAATCAAAAGATAATATAGAAGTCAAGGCCAGTCGCGGCGAAGTCAATACTTCCGTAAGAAGGAATAGAGCTTCTACAATTTCTAGAACTGATAAATATAAAAATATTGAAGGTGGCGTTATTCCTTTTATTTATGGTGGCGGTTATGGTAAATATACTTCTAATATAAGTATAAAAGATACTATTATCTTGTGTCAAAAAGCTTATTACAATTTTTCTATTTTTAGAAATACCATTGATTTAATGACCGAATTTAGTTGCTCTCCTATATATTTTACTGGTGGCAATGAGCAATCTCGCAAATTCTTCCAAGCTTGGGGGGATCGTGTTAATTTATGGAAATTACAAGATATGTTTTTCCGTGAGTTTTTCCGTAGCGGTAATGTATTTCTTTACAAATTAAATGCGCAATTTACAAAACAAGATATGCGAGTGCTTACGGATTTAATTACCACAGAGGCTCGTACTGGTGAAATTCCAGTTAGATATATTATTTTAAATCCAGCAGATGTTCAAGCTATTGGCTCTGCATCATTTATTACCCCTCAATATGTTAAAGTTTTAAATGATTTTGAAATGCAAGTTTTAACTAATCCTACTAATGAACAAGACCAGCAACTTGCAGAAAGGGTTAAGAATGTAAAAGATTTAAAAACATCAAGTAATATTACCCAATCTAATCAATATATGATATTTGAATTAGATCCTGAAAGATTTGTTCCTGTATTTTATAAAAAACAAGATTATGAACCATTTAGCGTCCCAATGGGCTTCCCAGTTCTCGAAGATATTAACTGGAAGCAAGAACTTAAAAATATGGATATGGCAATTAGTCGTACCATACAGCAAGCAGTCCTTTTGGTTACAATGGGAAATGATGAAGTTGGTATGCCAACCAAAGAACAAATCAGTACATTAAGAAAAATTTTTGAAAATGAAAGTGTTGGACGTATTCTTGTTACTGACTATACAACTAATATTAAATTTATCATTCCGGAAATTAGTAATATTCTAGATCCTAAGAAATATGAAGTTGTAGATCGTGATATTCGTTATGGTTTAAATAATGTACTCTTTGGTGAAGAAAAATATGCAAATACAAATACTAAAATAGAAGTATTTCTTTCTCGTTTAAAACATGCCAGAGAAACTTTTATGAATGATTTTCTTTTACCAGAAATGAAAAAAATTGGTAAAAATCTTGGATTTAAAAATTTACCAGTAGCTCGTTTTAAAGATGCAGACTTTAAAAATGATATGAATTTAACAAGAATTTATTCTCGTTTAATTGAGCTTGGCGTATTAACTCCAGAAGAAGGTATTACAGCAATTGAAACCGGACGTTTACCACTTCCAGATGAAAGTGTAGAATCTCAAAAAGATTTTAAACAATTACAGGAAGAAGGTTTATATCAACCACTTTTAAATAAACCTCAACAGCAACAATCTGGTCGTCCAACTGGAACTGGAACGCCACAAACAACAAAAGCACCAAGAACGGCTCCAACTGTTCAAGCTTCAGAAATTAAACCTAAAATTAATGCTGATCTAGTTGCAAAAAATTTAGTTAAATTTGATAATTTAGTTGAAGCCGTAGAAACCACTTTAAAAGAAAAATATAATCGTAAAAGATTAACAAAAGAACAAAAAGAAATAATTCAAACAATTGCAGAAACAATTGCTACAAATGAAAATCCGAAAGACTGGGTTAACAAAATTAATGATTATCTTAATGCGCCAGTTCAATTAAATGTCAATATGGAAAAGATTAATGAAATTGCGGCTGAGTATGGTTTAGATTATAAAACAGCAATTTTATTATATCACAGCAAATTAGATTAATATGGCGAAAAGTTTAATCAGAAAAAATCAATTACATCCAGACGTAGGCGATTTAGTTAGCGGCTACGGTTCTGGATATTTTGTTACATTTGGTGAGTTAGATTTTATATTAAGTGAATTCAATCCAGAAGTTGAATTAACTGGACAAAATGTTGTTTACACAACTGGTAATCAGACAATTAGTGGAATAAAAACATTTGATAATAGACCATTTTTTAATGGGTCTGGCCTGGCCACAACTGGCGAATTAGGTGGTTCAACATTATTCGATGGAAATAGGGAAATCACTGCTGATGTTCAGGGTTTTCAAGGAATAACGCCTGGTGGCAATGATGTTGTTTCTTTCCTTAACAATGTTTTTTATCCATTTGTTTCTGGATCTATTTCTCTAAATAGTTTTGCTGTACAAGAATTGGGAAGAACGGTTACTAATATAAATTTTGTAGGTACAATTAATACTGGTAGTTTAAATTTAAATACATTTACAAATGTAGAGGGCTATGTAAATAATGTTGGACGTTTACCGCTGCTTATTCCAGTAGTTCAAAATTTTAATTGGTCAGTTGGTATAAATTTAAGTAATACATCTAATAATGTTTATATAAAAGCTAGCGGCGTAAATCAAAATAACAGCCCAATTGAAATACAAAGTAACACGCGAAGTATTATTTTTGAAGCTCCTTATTACTGGGGCTCTGGACAAGATAATTTAACAGCTTCTCAAATTACTGGCGCACCAAGAACTAAAGTTGTTTCAAGTAAACCAAACCCTATTACATTAACATATAATACAGTTAATAGCCGTTTTTGGTTAGCGTATCCTTCGGGATGGGGACCTTTAACTTCAATAATAGATCAAAATAATTTTAATATAACATCTAGTTTTACTGGTTCGGGAATGTTATTAAATTTAGTAAATGGGTCTACACATCCATATTTAGTATATAAATCTTTAGTCAATTCAACAAACTCTAATTTTCAAATTAGATTTAATTTTTAATTTATGGGAATACAAGTATCTACAAATTTTGATTTAGCATCATCAGTACCATTAGATTCAAGAATTGTCGTTTCTAATCAAACTGAACGAAATGCATTAGTCACAAGTAATAAAGCTTATGCTGGAATAATTGTATATGTAACTGGAGAAAATAAACATTATTATTATAATACTGGTAATCAATGGGTTGAATTTAATTCTGTTGCTCCAAGTAATGTTGTTTATACAACTGGAAATCAATTAATTAGTGGGATTAAAAATATAACGAATGAGCCTTCAGGTGGTGGCTCATTTTCAGCTGGAAATATTTTAATAGGCCAAAATAATAATAGCTTATATTTAGGAAGAACTCGAATTGAAGAAAATCCGTGGGATTTAAAAACATCAACAATTGGAACGGGATGGGAACTAGCATTACCTGCAGCAAATACATCTGGTACAAATAAAATATATAATGCCATAGCAATATCTAGCAAAGGTAATCTTATAGCGACTTCAATTCAATATACTCAAAACAGCATCTCTAAAAACTCAATTATAAATATATCTGAAGACTATGGGAAAACATGGTCTACAAAATTCGAACTAGGCTTAAGTTCTACTAGATCTCCAAATATTTTATCAATAGCAATGTCAGTTGATGGAAAATTTATAACAATTGGAGCTGTATTAAGTAGTCCTACGGAAAGTAGACTTTTTGTATCGACAGATTATGGAAATACATGGGTAAATCGTCTTAACACGTTCTCAGTTGGGGCTCCCTACGTATCTATGTCTAGTGATGGCAGAATTCAAACCGCCGTTCAATATAATGGCAATATTTATGTATCCACAGATTATGGAAACACATGGGTTCAAAAAACATTCGACTCTATTGGATCTATTAAATGGAATGGTATCAGCATGTCTAGCGATGGAAGGATTCAAGCTGCTTGTAGAGATAGTCAGTCACTTGCTGTTTCATATGATTACGGTAATTTTTGGACTAATAAAGACACGAGTAGAGCTTGGCGATCCATTAAAATGTCTAATGATGGTAGAATTCAAGTAGCTGTAACAACCGTGGGAGGTATATTTGCCAAATCTATCGATTATGGGCAAAATTGGCAAATAATAAATAATACTACTTCCGCATTTGATATGGCAAACTCATCTAATGGTAAAATTTTATTATTTGCTGCCCTTTCTAGCCTTTATACTTCCAACAATTATGGTGACACGATTATTAATTCACCATTACCAGCAGCAGGCCTTTCATATAGCGTTGGCATGTCTAGTGATGGTAGAGTTCAATGCATAGGAGTTAACGATTTCGGTATATATATATCAAAAGCATCTTTAACCACTCAAAGTAATGTTGAAAGTGAAGGTAATATTATTGCAGAAGAATTTTATGGTAATAATTTAGTATATAATACTGGAGAACAAACTATTAGTGGTACTAAAAATTTTATTTCTCGTCCAACTGTTAATGGGACTGGTGTTTTATTACAGGGAGAAGCTGCGGATGTATCTTTAAATAATGTAGTTTATACGACTGGTGATCAAAATATTAGTGGTATTAAATCATTTGAAAGAATTCAGATAATACCATCGCTTGAGATTAATACAGTTCCATATTTTACTTCAGAAGATAACCAGGATGGTACAGATTCTTTGGTGATAAAGGCTAGTAATAATCAACCAATAGTATATTTTAGCCAGTTCGGACCATCAAACGTGCTTGTATCGCTACTCGGAACCGTTTCTTTTGAAAATAGGCCAAATGTTCAGGGTACTGGCGTTCTTTTAAGCGGTGAAGCAGTTAGAAGTAACGGTACTATTAATAATATGATTAAGCTAACACAGGCTGAATATAATGCGCTATCAGTAAAAGATCCAGCTACTTTTTATGTAATAGTCGATTGATATGTTGCAAGAAGCTGATAATTTTTATCTAGGTACTGGAATTGTTAGCCGCTTATATTTGGGGAATACCTTACTTTGGCCTTTCCCTGGGGGGGATTTTTGGCAATTTTTTGATAATCCTTTTGGCAAAACTTTATCAAATTTTAAAGTTATTTACACAAGTGGAAATGTAATTGCTAATTGGGAGCCAAATTCAAGTACAAATATAGTTTCTAATACAAATTATAATTACACATGGGGTGAGAGACCATTAGATGATGATTATATATTGAATGATGGAAAATACCAAATAGCAGCAAGTAAACAAGCTGAAAGTAGAATTTATTTATCAAAAGATTATGGACAGACATGGGTAGCGACTGGAGAAGTATCAGGGTGGCGTGGGGTAGCTATTAGTCATGATGCTAAATATCAAACGGCTGTTGTTAATAGTGGTGGTATATTTGTATCTAACAATTCTGGTCAAAATTTTATTGAAAAAATAAGCACTCCGAGAGCATGGTATCGTGTAGCGATGAGTAGTAATGGTAAATACCAAACAGCCATAGTATCTAGGAATAATTTTACATATGAAGATCTTCTTCCTAATAATATTTATGTTTCTAATGATTATGGAGAAACATGGAATCCAAAATTTTCAGTACCAAATAATGGTAATTTAGTAAATCTTTGTGTTTCTTCTGATGGTAAATTTCAGGTTACAAATACATATGTTGGAGGCCCAGGTTCTGAAGGGTTATTTTCCGGATTATATATTTCAAAAGATTATGGGGAAACATGGTCTGGCGCGAATATCGGACCTGGCACATATACTAGTGTTGGTATGAGCGCGGATGGTAAATACATAACTTTATCCGCTTTCTTTACCGAAGGAGGAGTTGTTATTTCTAATAATTCAGGTATTTCTTTTAATATTTTATCAATTTCACCAAATTCAGCTATGCATGATGTATCCGTAAGTAATGATGGTAAATATCAAAGTATTGTTGATGTAGCAGATAATGGAAGAATATGGGTTTCAAATAATTATGGTCTCCAAAACTCTTGGGCTCCAAAAGGTCCAATATTAGATTTTCCAAAAAAATGGTACAATATAGCTATGAATGGAGATGGAAAATACCAAATCGCTAATGGTGTATCAGAATTATACGGATCTAATGATTATGGAAACACTTGGTCACAAAGAGATTCATTAAGAGATTGGATGGATATAGCGATTAGTCGAAAAAGTATTGCAATTCCAGCTGCCCCAAGTCAACCCACAACAACTAATGTAAATGATATAAGTTTTACGGCAAATTGGAATAGCGTTCCAACAGCAATAAATTATCGTCTTGATGTAGCTACGGATAATAATTTTACAAATTATGTGATTGGTTATAATAATCTTACAGTAAATGGAACAAGTCAAATTGTAAATAATTTATCAGCTTTTACAACATACTGGATAAGAGTTCGTGCGGCGAATGAAGATGGTATAAGTAATAATTCACAATATATTGGTAGAGTGACTGCGACTGCAATGCCTAATCAGCCAACAAGTTCTAATGTCACTTCTAATGGATTTACATTAAGTTGGAATGTTGTCCCAAATGCGAATCAATATCGTCTTGATATTGCTACGAATTCTAGCTTTACAAATTTTGTAGTTGGCTATAATGATAAAGCTATCTATACAAATAGTGAAATTGTAACTGGGTTATCTGCCAACACTACTTATTATATACGCGTAAGATCCGCAAATGTTACTAGTAGCCCTAGTCGGAGTTCACCAACATTAACTCAATCTACCTTAGCTATATGTCCTGAATGTGGTGGGACTGCTACTTTAATAAACGACGGCGGTGGGACGGTTTGTATTGGAGTTCCAGATTTATCTTTTAATAGTAGTGACATTGTGCCTGCGAATTTCGACTGTAACTATACACCAAGTAGTTATATGATTTACCCAACTTCTTTATGTGGTGCAGCAATTGAAGGTTCTTATTTAGCTGATCCAAGTAGGTGTGGAAGTTTAGCTAATATTGGCAAACCTTATTATAAAGCATTATTAGCTGGCGGAGGCGAAAGACAAATTATTCCAGGCTTAACGTTTGCACAATGTGGAATTGGACAGGGCTTACATACATATTATGTAATACTTTGTGTTAATAGTTGCGCAAGCGCCCAAGGCGCAATAAAAACAAAATCTTATCCTTCTCAATTGTGGATAAATTAATTTTATAATTTATTTTGTGTGTACATATATAATATGAAGTATTTATCGTTAATATTTATTCTATTTTTTACTGGATGTGTATGCTTAGATCCAGCGCATAAAAAATCTGGACCACCAATTGCAAATACCGAAGAAGTTATTCAGTCACTTGAAAAAACAAAAAGTGAATTAGATAAAGCTGGAGAATCAAATACTATTGTTGGAGAAAAAGTTGAGAAAGCTTTAACATTAGCAGATAGATTAGAGAGGCTTCTTGAACAAATAGAAGAAGAATCTAATTCTAAATTAATTAAAGAACCAATTATATGAAAAAATTTATTCCATTTATTTTATTATTAATTTTTATAAATACTGGGTATAGTCAATTTAACTGGTTTAAATCAAAATCAAAAGTAGATACAACGCCAGCTGTAGTTGTAACACCAAAAGCCCCAATACAAGATGCAAAACAAATTGTTAAAGAGTTACAATCAGAATTAAAAATTGCTAAATCTGAAAATGTGAAACTTAAAGATAATTTGAGCAAAGCAAACATGAATTTGAAAGACAGTTTCACTCAAATAGATAAACTTAAAAAAGATATTGAGACTCTAAAAGAGTGGGGTATAGTACAACAAGCAGAAGCTCAAAAATGGCTTGAAAAATATACTAATGCAATTAAACGTTATCATCGTTTAAAATGGATTGCTGCAATTATTGCAGCTGCTGGTGGGGTATTACTAGGTTTACAAATTATGGGTTTTGTGCCACCGCCTTATAATTTATTAGCTCCAATTGGTGGGGCTGGATTATTTGCATCATTAGTTTGGATCTTTTTATAATATGTGGACTAATTTAAAAAATATTGTAAGCAGTGCCGCTTCTTTTTTAAGTTCTAATCGCGTACCACCTGGAACGCCAATTGAGCTACAAAATTCATTAAGAAAAGAAAACCACTTTAAATCAAAAAAATTTTTTCTAGCATTTTCTTCTTTTATTGGTTTGCTATTTTTTTATTTATTGTCAGTAGCAATATTATTTTTATTACCAAGTAAAAATGAATTGATTTCTGGTTATGTTACTATTTTTACAAAGACAATTGAAATTGTAGCAATTATTGTTGCCTCTTATATTGGTGTACAAGCGGCTATTGATCTTAAATATGGTAGCTCTTCTAATACAAATTTAAATTCTACTTTAACATCAGAACAAAGAGAAGAAAATATTATATATGAAGAAACGATTGTATATGCTGAAAAATATAAAAATGATCCATCTTATGCCCCACTTGAATGGGTAATGAAATATGAATAAAGTTTTAAAAAAAGGTGATTTTGGACAAGATGTAAAACAATGGCAGTTGTTTTTACAAAGCGCTGGTTATAAAATACCATATGTTGATGGAGCATTCGGCCCAATGACAGAAAGAGAAACTTTAAAATTTCAAACTAAAAATGGTCTTAAACCTGATGGAATTGTTGGTCCAAAAACTTGGAAATTTATTACTACTGTTAGTGAAAATACACCGATTTCTCAACGCTGGCCAAAACAAGACTATAATAGTATGGTTAATTTTTATGGCCCAGTTGGAGAAAATCAAACTAGTTTAGAAATACCATATCCCATGAAACTTGCTTGGGCTAAAAATATAACTATTAAAAAATTTACATGTCATGAAAAATGCGCAAAAAGTTTTTATAATGTTTTTGAAAAAGTATTAAAAACATATGGAGAAAAAGAAATTGATAGGCTCGGTTTAAATTTATTTGGTGGTATTTTGAATGTTAGAAAAATGCGTGGCGGCAATGCTTTTAGCACTCATTCCTGGGGATGTGCTGTAGATATCGATCCTGATCGAAATCAATTAAAATGGGGAAAAGATCGTGCAAAAATGGCCCATCCAGATTATAATAACTATTGGAAATTTGTCGAAGAAGAGGGCGGGATTAGTTTAGGTCGTTATAGAAATATGGATTATCAACATTGGCAATTTGCAAGATTATAATAATAAATTATAAAAATAAGTGTAAGTAATCTATAATAATAAAATGCCTACATACGAAGAAGCTGTTATTAATAATATCGATCCAAAAACAGGATTTGATTTATCAGATTTATCAATTTCATTTACCCGTCCAATATCATTGTGCGCGTTAGAATTAACAAAAACAAATCAAGATAAAATTATTGTAGGTAGTAAACTCAAAAATGTTGCCCTATTAAAAGAAGAAAGTGTAAATTTACAAATGGATACAATGAAAGATTTTAAATACTCAATTAAATTTGATGGAATTATCGTTCAAGCGATGGTTCCTTTTGATGATGATAAATATTTAGCAGTAGCTTCAATTGACCAGTTAAAACAATATCTTCCACAAAATGTTGATCTTGATGTTAATCGTGATTTAATGGGAGTTGCTTTTGATGCTTTCGTTGTTAATCGTGGAAATAAAAATGGACATATAATCAGCACAGATGTTGCTTTAGCAATGGTTGAGAATTTTATTAATAAACCATTTAATATTGAACATAATCGTAAAGTGGTTGTTGGTGTTTGTACTGGTTATGGATTTAGTGAGTTTGGTAGTAGTAAACCTTTGACTTTAGAAGAAGTAAAGGGAATGAAAGGCCCATTTAATGTTGTTCTTTCTGGTTACGTATGGAAAATTGTAAATCCAGAATTTGCAGCTGAATTGGTTACTAGCAGTGATCCGTCTTCTGATAGATACTTGTCAGTTAGTGCAAGTTGGGAACTTGGGTTTAATGAATTTAATGTTGCGAAAGGAAGCAAAAATTTAGCTGAAGCAACTATTATAGAAAAAGAAGAAGAAATTATAGAATTAAAAGATCGTCTTAAAGTTTTTGGAGGCAATGGGTTTACAGAAGATGGAGAATTAGTTCTTTTAAATCTTCAGGGAAATGTTCTTCCACTAGGAATTGGTTTTACTAATACCCCAGCTGCTGAAGTTAGTGGTGTTGTTATTTCTTATGATAAACCAAAAGAAAATCAAGAGTCAACAGCCGCCGAAGAAACTTTATCTATTGTTGAGAACGAAGATGCAGACAAATATGAAAAAAAATCTGACGAAATGAAAGATAATCAATATGTTTGTACTGGTTGTGGTTATAAAGGTATGTATGCTGAAATTTGTCCACAATGCTCTTCATCAAATTATAAAAAATATAGTGAGGTAGAATCTTCTGAAATTAAAATGAATAAAAAAAGTGTCCAAGAAGAAAATAAAAATGTAAAAAATATTATGCAACTAAAAAATATTGATGATATTACGGATGATTCCATTAAGGAAGTTGCTGCAAGTGAAGTTCGTGATTTTATTTCGAACCGTATCGCAGATCTAGCTAAAGAATGGCAATCAAAAGTTGAAGAAAAAGAAACCGCACTTAAAGCTGCTGAAGATCAAATCGCTGAATTAAAAACCAGCCTTGAATCAATCAAAGCCGATAGTGAAAAAGTAAAAGAAGAATTCACGAAAATTCAAGAAGATCTTAAAGCCAAAGAAATTGAAGCCAATTTCCAACGCCGTATGGCCTTGCTTGATGAAGAATTTGATCTTACTGATGAAGATCGTAGTATCATCGCAGAAGATTTAAATGCCATCGAGAATGATGAACAATTCGAAAAATGGTATAAAAAGTTTTCTACATTTGCCGCAGCTAAGAAAAAAATGGCTAAAGCTGAAATGATGAAGAAAGAAGCTGAAATGAAAAAAGAAGAAATGAAAGAAGAAAAAGCTTCTGAACCTTCTGAAGTCGTAGCTAGCGAAGAAAAAACTGTAGAAGAAGTAATTTCGAGTGCAGAGGTAAAGGAAGAAGTCCTTCCGAACGCTTCCTCTCCTCAAGAGGTATCATTGGTTGAAAAAATCAGTGCTGCTTTCAATAAAAACAGCGTAAAAATTAAATAAATAGAAAGAAAATAAAATTATGGCAAATTTAAAACCATTCAGAGATTATGATGAGCATGATGTCGTAAATCTTTTTGCTGTTAACGCAGAATCCTTAAATAAGGGAACTGTTGTTGTCGCAGACGGAAACGGTGTTGATCTCAAATCTAATCTTAGTTTAGACAACCTTTCTCAATACGGAAACACTCTTTCCGCACAATTCAATGTTCCTTGGACTGTTAGCGCCGCTCCTTCTGGTGCCGCTAAAGGCCAAATCGTTGGATTATTGCTTAAAGATGTTCGTAAAGTAGATGAGAACGGCGAACAATTAATTTACAACCCACGCAAGGCAGCTGAGATGGATGTCATCATCAGTGGTCAAGCATGCCCAATTCTTACAAAAGGGCTTGTTCTTGTTAGCGGTATCGTTGGAACCCCAGGAGTTGGTAGCGGCGCAGCTGTTTCCGACGCTGGTAACGGAGATCTTAAAGTTGTACCTTATGCTAGCGCAACAGTTGGCAAATTCCTCGGTCCTAAAAATGACGAAGGATATGCCCTCTTAAAGGTAGAACTCTAATAAAATAAATAAAGAAAGAAAAATATGAAAATTCAATTTGATAAAAACCCAGAGCAAGTCGAGCTTATCAAGGCTCTTGCTTCGGACAATAAAACTGTAGCAATGGAAGCTCAAGAAGCTTTCGCAGCTTTCATCAGTGAAGTTGTTCAGCAAGTTCTCTTACAAGCTGGTACTGCTCCTATGATTTACAGAGACGTAGAATTTGATGAAGATGATTCTCCTTCGATTCCGCTTGATCTTTACTACGGTCTTAATGAGGGGCACATCAGCGTATGGAGCCAAACTGTTGGTGGCGGATTGCCAACCAATTTCGTACAAGGTATGCAAGAAATGAAAATCAATACCTATCGTCTTGATAGTGCGATTTCCATGGACAAACGCTATGTACGTAGGGCTCGTCTCGACGTTGTTGCTGCTGGTTTGGAACGTATGGCCAATGAAATTCTTGTAAAACAAGAACGTAATGCTTGGGCTGTTATCCTTAAACTCTTAGCTGAAGCTTCCACAAATAGCACTAAACACGTTTTCCGTGTTGGTACTGCTGGAACTTTCCAACTTGACGACATGAACAAGCTCTGGACTTTAGTTCGTAGACTCAACGCTGCTTACACTGGCGGTACACCACAAGCTCTTCAGAGCCGTGGCTTAACCGACATCTTCGTAAGCCCAGAAGTCAAAGAACAAATCCGTGCATTTGCTTATCAACCAATGAACACACGCTCTGGCGCTGTTGCTACAAGTGGTGCTACTGCAGTACCTCTTCCTGACAGTGTTCGTGAAGAAATCTATCGTGCTGCTGGTACTAATGAAATCTTCGGAGTAACAATTCATGAATTGCTTGAACTTGGCGAAGGCCGTAAATACAATGACTTGTTCGACACCTTTGCTGGTTCGACACAATTCAATACATACGGACAAGCTGGTGGAACAACATTCACAAGCGCAACTGATGAATTAATCATCGGTGTTGATGCTACACGTAACGCTTTCTTGCGCCCAGTCGCAATCCAAAGCGAAAGCCGTGGCCAAGTCAGAGTTCTTCCTGACGACCAATTCTTGGCTCGTAGCCAAAAAGTTGGCTTCTACAGCTTCGTAGAAGAAGGTCGCGTAGCTGTTGACGCTCGCGCAGCTGTTGGTTTAATTGTATAATTAAACAAATAGTTTAAAAAATTAGGGCCATCCGAAAGGGTGGCCCTTTTTTTATAAAAAAATTAGATTATTTTTACATTAAATGTAATAATATTTAAGATGAATACTCAAACTAAAAAGAAAAGAGGTCGCCCATCAAAAAAAGATATGTTACAAATTCACGGGAAAGAGGAAAAAACTGTTAAACAGCCATCTTCTTTAGATGAAATTTTAGGCGAAACTCTTTCAATATACACAGCAACAAGTTCTGAACAATATCGTGGACAATTAGCTGAAATGAATATGACGGATCTACAAGCACATGCATATAAAATTGGTCTTGTTCCAACTCCAGATAGAAAAGTTCTTACAGACCGTTTAGTTCAGGAATTTATAAAATGGAATTCTAGATATGGTAGTAATGTTGCAGAAGGTCAAGTTAAATCAATTAATGATTTAGACGCTAAAGCGCGAAAGATCTTAAGAGAAGGTGCTTAATTTTTTGTGTAAAATAGTATGTGAACTGTACATATTCTTTTTCTCAATTTATAGATAGTGTATATAATGATTTAGGAAATCCTGCATCTTATCCTCCAAGTCGTTTATCTGGATGGTTTTTGGATAATTCAAATGCTGGAAAATTAAATAATTTAATAGGCACGCATATTTCTGGGGTTTGTTTTCAAAACTCTTCTGGAATCGTTACTGGTTATGGTTTATTACCAGAGCCGTCTTCTGATCAATATTCGATTTATAAAATGATATTTGATTGTGAGTATTTTAAAAATGAAGCCAGAAACGCAGCATCTAGTGCAATGACTGTTGGTAATGATTGGACAACTTTAAGAGAAGGGGACAGTACAATCACTAAAATTAATAAAAATGAAATTTCTAAAAATTTTAGAGGTCTTGCTCAAGACTGCAAAGCGGAATTAGATAAATCTGTAAAAATGTATCTTAAATATAATTCTATACCTGATCAAGTTGTTGGAGATGATACTGAAGGTGTTGCAATTTATATAACTCAAGAATATCAAAGAACATTAAATTAATATGCCAAGTTTTGTTTCAGATGCAGAAAAATTAGCATGGGCAAATGAATTCAATAATTTACATGATACATTTGCAAGGCCTGTTACTGCATGGAAAACACCTGAACGTGTAGTCGTATCTAGTGATCCAAATTATAATTTTTTATATAACGATCAGGAGTCTATAGAAGTAACTTATATTCCGATTAGTGGTACTTTTGATTGTCGAATTCAATGGCAAGATCCATCTAAAATGATGGGTTGGCCAGAAATTCGTGAAGAAGTACGTGGAAATATTTGCAGAATAAAAGCAAAAAAAGATTTTGTAGATTTTATTAGTGATGCTGAAAAAATTGAAATTGATGGTCGTCCGGTCCAATCATTGGGAACTAATCGTCCACACGGACTTTTCAATATAGATTTTTATACTTTATATTTTAGGGAGAGCGAATAATGGCTGGAAAAATTAATAAAAAACTTATTAAAAAGGAGGTCTTCCAAAGTAAAAGCGTAAAGACTTTAGTTCGTAATTTAGTTAAACAAGAACTAGAAAAAGAAAAGGCTTTATTTCGCGCAGAATTTGAATCACACCCTGTTACGCAAGAATTAGATGGTGGAGAAAATGCATCTAATATATCTGGAACACTTGGCGGTTATGGTAATTTATTTTCATTTTTAGGTTTTAATAAAGGATCGAATCCAACATTACCAGTAAAACGTTTAATACAAAAAATTTTATTAGATCGTAAAGTTAAAGATACGCAAAATGGTTTCGAAATAAAAGTTAATATCCCCTCTAAAGAAGAATTTGGTGCTGTCACAAGATTACCATGGGAAGGTGGTCGTAGTTGGCTATTAGATGTTGAACGCGGAATTTCTGGTTTAGGTTCTTTTTTATATGGACGTTTTAGTGGGTCTCGTTCTGGCGGTGGTATTCAAATAAAATATAATTATTCAAATCGTATATTTCGTCCTGTAAAATATTTTAGTCCTATGTATACAAAATTTCTTAAAAGATTGGGGGTTATATAATGAAAGCTAGTTATATTACAAATCTAATGTCCAGTTTTTATTTATGGTTAGATCATGAAATTCTAACGAGGGGAGAGGCTTTTATAAATTATAGCGGTAAACTTTATAATTCTCCTGATCCAAATTTTCCAAATAATTCTATATATGGATCTCCATTCCGTCAATGGGTATACGATAGTAGTGTTCCTAATGCGAATATTTCTTCTGGGATTTTTGTTAATGGTAATTTTATAGATCGTGGGGTAAGTGGGCTAAAAATTGATTTTAATAAAGGACGTGCAATTTTAAATAGTGGATTAAATTCTAATAATGTCACTGCAACTTATAGTTTTAAAGAATATAATATTTATTATACTGATGAACGTGAGGAAAAATTACTTTTTGAAAAAGCTTATAATGTCACTCCAAAAGTAACACAAGTAACAGGTGCTTTAGGTTATTTAGATACACCATATCCATGTATTTTTATTAAGCATAGGATGGGAGAAAATGTTCCTTTTGCTTTCGGTGGGGAAGATTCTACAGAAACAATGGTACGTTGTATTGTATTAGCCTCAAATAGTTTTTCATTAGATGGTCTTATTTCTATTTTAAGTGATAGCGCAAGAAAAGTTTTTCCTGTCTTGAATCCTGATGATTTTCCATTTAATTATTTTGGTGATTTTAAATTAAGTAATAATTTTAATTATATTAATTTATGTAAAAATCAACCATCAAATAGTCTTGTTTATATTGATAAAGTTACTGTTTCAAAATTAGATGAAATCGATAATGCAAAAATTAATAAAAAATGTGTTGCGGCTCTCGTTGATTTTGAATTATCTGATTTAAGATATCCTAGAGTTTATGATCAAGAACCAGCACAAATTGTTCCTGGGTTATTATCAAGCGTTGATGTTCAAAATGGTGGATGGCCAAATCTAAATGGAACATTTGTATACACTACAGAATTCCAAGGAAAACCTTATTATAATAAAGATGGAAATGGAAACTGGTTTATAGCATGGTTTGAAAATCAATGGAATATTTTTGATTTTGCGGAAAATGGATTAGATGCAATTTATTGGAGTCCAGAGGATGTATTATATCCTTGGATGGTAAATAATTGGTATACTATTAATAGTCAATATTTACCTGTTCCAAAAGTTAATCAGATAATTTAATTAATAATAAATAACTAGTGTCTTTAATAAAAATGAGCTGTAATTATAAGTATGGCAAGAAATAGAACAATTTATCAAGTATTAGCTCTTTATGCAAGCCAAGTTTCTGCGACTGGAATGCAAACTGGTGTAAACGATGTAAAACAACTTTCTCGTGTTCAAAATTTTGACGAAGATTTTACACGTAATTTCACGGACGTTAACCAGTTTGGTAACTTAGCTGCTATTGACCGTATTGAAACAGAAAATCCAGATGTAACAGCTAGTTTTTCTTATTATGTAACTAATGGTCAAAATGAAAAATTTTTAGGATTAAACGTATATCCAAGTGGTACTGCCGAAGCAAATCTTCGTTCTTGTATTTCTGGTTTACTTACAAAAGCCACTGACGAAAAAAATTATTATCTTTTAATTGCTGATGAAGGTAATGATGCAGCTCTATATGCTGGCGCAAATACTGGTGTTATTGGTGTCGGAAACGGATTCTTAACTTCATATAGTGTCAATGCTGCTGTTGGTGAAATTGCTACAGCAGATATCGAAATTGAAGGTTTAAATATCCGTATATATGGTAATGCTACTGGTAACGAAGTAATTCCAGCAGTAAACCCAGTTGATGGCTTAAATATTACAGGAAGCTTTTTCAAATTGCCACAGGCTACGGCAATTACTGGGGCTGGAATCCCAACGGCATTACAACCTGGAGATATTGTATTTAATCTTCCAGCTGATAGTACAATTGGTTTCCAAGAAACAGATTTGAAAGTTCAAGATTTTACACTTTCTTTCGATCTCGCTCGTACCCCGCTTCAAAAACTTGGAAACCGTTTTGCGTTTTCTCGTGAAATTGACTTCCCAGTTACAGCAACTTTAGAAGTTAATGCCGAAGTAGGAGACCTTAAAAATGGTAACTTAGCCGATATCCTTTGTAGTGAAACATTAAAGAATTTCACAATTCTTATGAAAGAGCCAGGTTGTTCTGTAAATAAACCAACAGCAATTGCTTATGTTTTCAAAGGCGCTAAATTAGTTTCACAAAGCTTCTCAAGCGCAATTGGTGATAATGCTACAATGACAGCAACATATGAAGTTCAGCTTTCTGGACCTCAAGATATCGAAAAAGGTATCTTTATCTCTGGTAGCATTACCGCTTAATTATTTTATTAAAAATAAAACTTAATGGGCACCTTCGGGTGCCCATTTTTTTTATGAAGTGTAATTTAAAATAGGCAAAAGGTTTGTAAAGGATGAATATTGATTTAAATGATCTTGTTAAAGGATTCGTTTATAGAGACGTTAAAAAACTCTATTTAAGTTTTTTATATACTCTTGAAGACCTTAAAAGCGAAGACAAAATTACAGAAGATGAATTCCAAAGATTAAGAAAGCGTGTTCTTGATTATGGCAATAATTGTTATAGAAATATAGAACAAGAACTAGATAATTTTGATTTTAAATTAAAGGATAAATAATATAAATATATGAATAAATGGTTATACGAATTTGATGCTAAAAATGTTATAAAAAAAGATGACGGATCACAAGATACTCTCACAAAAAAATTTGCAATATTAAAACCAAATCGTCGCTTACGTGAAGATGGCGAACTTTTCTATGCGGCTGAAACTTCAAGATTTGCTAAAGCTGGTGTTTTACCAAAAGCAGCATGGGGAACCATTTTATCTAATGGCGGTGGTAGTATTAGCGATCAAGAGCGTGAAGAATATGGTAAATTACTTTTGAAATTTAGGGATTCATCATTTGAATTACAATCTATTTTGATTAAAGGAGATGGAGATAGGACTGAAGCTGAAAAATTACGTTCAAAAGAATTAATTGACCAATTAGATGAAATTAGAAAAGATATTCAAAATTTCGAAGCATCTCAAATTGCTATTTTTGAAAATACCGCAGAAGCAAAAGCTCGTAATAGAGCCATTTTATGGTGGGTAATGAACTTAGCTTATGAAAAAAATGCTGAAGAATATAGTCCTATTTTTAAAGGTGAATCATTTGAAGAAAAATTAATTCAATATGATAGTTTTGAAGAAGAAGAAAATAAATATGAGTTTTTACTAGGTGTTGTTCGTAGATTCATGTATCTTATTACTCTTTGGTTTTTGGGGCGCGCTGATTCTGTAGATGATTTTAAAATCTTTGATGAAAATTTTATAAAAGAGAATAAAATTGAACCGCAAGAACAAGATAAAAAAGAACAAAAAACTGAAGTAGAAGAAATTAAAGTTGAAGAAAAAATTTCTATTATAGAAGAAATCAAATCCGAATAATGTGGACAAACAATCTGAATATGGAAGAATATATAGTGAAATATGTAAAGGATTTTCACAATCTATAGTTAATAATTCTATAATTTATTTTAAACACCCAACGTTAGCAGAGCATTTTTCTACTTATTCAAGTTACGATATTTTTTTATCAGAAGGACGTAAAAAAGGTCTGGAATCAGAATCTGATAAATTAAATGAAGCCATTAAAAATGGTTGGTGGTCATCAGAAAACGAGTCTAAAATAAATTTTCTTAAAAAGACCATTCAAAATTTATTTAAAACAAGAGATAAATTATTATACCCATCTCAAAGAATAGAAATAGATAAACAAATAAAACAAAATGAATCTATTTTAATTACTTATACAAAAGAACGTCGAGAAATTGTTGGTTATTCTTTAGAAGATTATGCTAATAGTAAATTGACCGAAGAATTATTGAGATTTTTTACTTATAAAAATCCCACTTTTACTGAAAAGCTTTTCGTTACTAGGGATGAATATTATGATTTAAATGAGGAGTCTTTAAAAAATATTAAAAATGCCTTTGAAACGTATTCAGAAATATTTAATCATGATAATATAAAGAAAGTAGCTGCAACAGGGTTTTTTCAGAATTTAGTTTATTTAAATGATGACGCTTATAGTTTTTGGGGCAAAGCAACCACTGGTTGTACTAAATATCAAATAGATATTTTATTGTATGGGAAAATGTATAAGAATATTGTAAAAAATTACAATGAGTCTGGAAAATCAGTTCCCGATGATATATTAAATGATCCTGAAAAGCTTGTAATGTGGATTGATAACCAATCAAAAGATACAAGTATTAAATCAAAAAATAAAAGGTCTAAAACTAGTAGCTCCAATTTAGTTACAAGCCCTGTCGGGGCAACAAAAGATGATTTAGATAAAATTGGAGTAAAAGTCGAAAAATTACATGGTAAAAGTCTATTAGAACTAGCTAAAGAAAAAGGTGGAGTTCTTGAAAAATCAGAATATTTCAAAGCGCGCGAAAATAATTAAAATGTGTAATTAATTGTACATAAAGGATTAAGGAATATAATGGCTGCTATTAATTTAGATATTGGTGGAGATACTAGGCGTTTAGACAGGGATATACAAAAGACTGTCAATAAGGTATATAATATTAATTTAAAAACTAAGGGCGATCAACCTCTTGGTCGGATTACAGGACAGGTTAATGAATTTAATAAATCATTAGATGCTTCAAATGCTCGTGTTATTGCCTTCGGAGCAAGTGCTGGTATTATATTTGGAGTAGAAAGAGCTTTTACAGCACTTTTAACTTCAGTCGTTGAAGTCCAAAAGTCTTTACAAGATATCAATGTTATTCTTAATGTTTCAACAAAAGAGTTGCAAAAATTTGGTGGAGAACTTTTTAATATTGCTAGAAATACAGGACAAACTTTTCAAGCTGTAGCAGAAGCTGCAACAGAATTCTCTCGTCAAGGTCTTGGTGTAGAAGAAACTCTTAAGAGAACAAGTGAAGCGCTTATTTTATCACGTTTGAGTGGTTTGGATACGGTTAAGAGTGTTGAAGCTCTTACTGCGGCAGTAAATTCATTTGCTAGCCAAGCTGTTAGTGCGACTGAGGTTGTCAATAAATTTGCAACTGTAGATGCAGCTTTCGCTGTTAGTTCTGCAGATCTTGCGGACGCAGTTGCCCGTGTTGGTAGTAGCGCTGCTCAATCAGGAGTCTCATTAAATGAATTAATAGCTATTGTTACAGCTGCACAACAAACAACTGCTCGTGGCGGGGCTGTTATTGGTAACTCTTTTAAAACAATTTTTACTAGATTGCAAAGAACTAAGGTTGTAAGCTTATTAGAAAGTTTGGGTGTTGAGACTGTTGGTGCTGGAGGACAAATAAAATCAACAATTCAACTTCTTCAAGATTTGGGTAGAGTCTATGATACTCTTGGATCACAACAACAAGCATATGTTGCAGAACAGGTCGGTGGCGTATTCCAAATTAACATTTTAAAAGCTGCTTTAGCTGATTTAGGAAAAGAATATTCGATTTATAATAATGCCTTAAATGTTTCTGCGAATGCTACAGACCAAGCTGTTAGAAGAAATGAAGAATTAAATAAAACTTATGCGGCTCAATTAAATGCTCTTCAAGAAAATGCAAGACAATTGGCTGCCGTTGGCGGTGAAAGATTATTTGGGCCATCTATTGAAAGATTGGTTGGGGGGACAAATCAATTACTTGCAGGATTTAACGAAAGTGATGCTCAAGGATTCGGTACTGTACTAGGTAGAGGAATTCTAGACGGATTAGGCCAATTTATTGCTGGTCCAGGTTTGGTATTAATTGGTGGCGTTTTATTAAAATTATTTAAAGATTTAGCAAGTTTTGCTACTGGAAGTGTTAAACAACTTTTAGGTTTAAACACTGCGGCAACACAGCAAAGAGATTTACAAGCAAGTATTAACCAAATTTTATCGAATAATCCCAAATTATTACAGCTTGCTTTACAAGGTGAAAAAGGTCTAAATGCTGCCGCTAATCAATTATTAGCTAATTTGCAACAACAAACTGTTGAACTACAAAAACAAGCTGTTATCGCAACACAAATTTCAAAAGCTTTTGCTGGAGCTGGCGTTCGTGTTTCTGGTGGTGTCCCAGTTGTACCTACTGGAAGACCAGGAAGAGCTACTGGTTATATTCCAAATTTTGCCAAAGATGATTTTGCTCGTGAAGAACTATTAGCTAGAACTTTAGGAGCAAAAAATCCTAAAGCTCAAATGAGCAAAGGAACGATTGATGGTAAAAAGTTTATAAAAAACAATCGTGAGATTGAGATTACTAATTTTGGTAAAAACGGAGATTCGGCAGTAATTCCAACTTACGGCAAAGGATTTATTCCTAATTTTCAAAAAGGTACTCAAACTGCTAAAGAAGTAATAGTATCGGGAGCTAAAAAATATGGATATCTAATTCCTTCTACTGCTCCTGGTAGATTATCAACACCTGATAAGCCAATTCCTGGTGGCGTAGTTACTGATACAGCAAATAACATTAAATATATATTTCCACCACAAACAGCTTATGGGCCAAAATTAATTGGAGAAGCTGAAGCTAGTAATAAATTAGAAAATCAAATATATCAAAGTGTTTTAAATAGAACCGCAAGTTATACTAAAAAATTAGCGCCCCCAGGAAAACCAATTTCTCCATCTGATTTAGAAAAAGGATTTCAATCTGCTAAAGGCGCTAAAGGTGCTATTTTAAGTGCAATTGGCGCGGCCTTTGAAGTTGGAATAACTACAGCTCTAGGTTATGAAGCTGCTAGATCTAATACTGGAGCTGGTGATTTTGATGTTCGCGCTGGAAAAGGAATAGAAAAAATTCAAAGCTTATTTGGAATTGGTGGTATTGTAAAAGCGGATTTTAAAGCAACAACTGGCGGAGATTCTGTAACAAGTTTTAGAAAAAAAATATTAAGAGAAGAATTTGGGTTTGGGGGAGCAAAAGTAAAAAGAGGTTTAACTGGAAGAGAATTACGTGAGCGTGGTTTAACAAGAGGCTTTCGTGGAAAAGCTTCTGGCTATATACCAAATTTTGCGGCTCTTCAAGACGCAGTTAGTCGAGAGCGAGCAGCTGGTATTCCGAAAAACCAAATTTATCTTGCACAAGAAAAAGCCTTAACAAGCGTAAATCCAATGGGTATTGGAGTATTTAATAAACGTGATGAGCCAACAAAAAGCGCAAGAAAAAGCGCAATGCGTAGTAAAGGTTTTGCTAGTGGTTATATTCCTAATTTCGCACTTGCAGATCAAGACGTTCAAGGTTCAGATTTAGCTACGGCTGTAACAGCAGTAGTAACACAATTAGGATTTCTAGCTTTTGGTTTGCAAGGGGCTGGTCAACAGTATAAACAATCTTTAGCCGAACTAACAAGATCTAATGTTAATAGTGCGAAAGTTAATTTAGCAAATGCTAGAGAACAAGCAAAAGCCAATATTAATTACGATTCTCCAGCAGCTTTTAGAGCTTCTAGAAAACAAAGTGCAGATGAAATTCGAGCCGCTAGAAATCAAGTCAAAAAAGCTCAAGCAGGAACAGCTGGGCAAAGATTAGGGGCTGCTGGTCAAGCAGGAGGCTTCGCCCTTGCTCTTGGCGGTCCCATTATCGCTGAAACACTTAAAAATATAATTGGCCAAGAAACAGCTGGAGCAAGAAGAGGTGGAGAAGTTGTTAGTGCTGCTGGTGAGATAGCTGGTTTTGCTGGAACAGGTGCTGTATTTGGACCAGTTGGAGCTGCAGTGGGTACTGTAGTTGGGTCATTATTAACAATACCAAAAATTGTATCTTCATTTGCTTCAGATTTTCCAGAATTATCACAATCAGCAAAAAAAGCTGGAGAAGAATTAACAAAATTTAGTGATTCTGGGGCAAAATTATTAGCGTCTTTTGAAACATTACAACAAGGACTTGAAGATCCAAGCACTTCTCAAGAAGTAATAAATAAAGCTTCAGAAGAATATGCTAAAATATTGTCTGGTCTTTCTGCCGAAGATCAAAAACGTTTATCTGCGGCAGCAAAAACAGGACAATTAGAAACAGAGTATGCAAAAGTTCTTGCAGAAAAAACTGCTGAATTACAATCAAGAGAAGCAGCTGCAGATTTAGGGCAAGTAACTGGAGATGTAGAATCTAGAAACTTTCTTAGAAATGCAGCTGGTGTATTAAACTATACTGGTATTGGAGCAATTAGTGAATTTTCAAAGGCTCTAAATGGCCCATCATTGCAAGATTATATAGATTATTATTTACCAAGCGAGACTGGTGTTGGAACACAAGCTAGTAGAACAAATATGTCTGTTTTTGGACAAGCGGTTACACAAGGAAGAACTGGACAGGATGCTATTGATGCTTTACAAAAAGCTGGTGGTATAGATTTTGTTAAACAGCTTAATCAAATTCAAACTGGAGATGTTGGAGCATTAGAAGCATTATTAAATAAGGTTATTCCCGAACAAGAAGGCAAAGCTGATATTGTTGCTCAGTTTATTGCTCAGGCTAATAATAATGCTCAAGATTTCCAAAATGTGGTAGGTGATCTTGGACAAAGTTTTATACAAAATACAGAAAAAGCTAAAAACGCTAAAACAGCTGCTGATGAATTAGCAGCGGCAACTCAAGACGAAGCGGTAAAGAAAAAAGCCGCTACAGAAGCAACCGCTAAAATTATAGAAAACTTAGAAAGAAATATAAGAGTCGCACAATTCGCGGCAGAATCAGAAAGAAAATTAGCAAGATCTAGGGAACAATTCGCTAGACAAGAGATTTTTGCAGATAGGTTTACAAGAAAAACTGAAACAGCTGCTACAATTGTTGGTCCGGAAGCCCCATTAGCAGAAGCTTTCGCATTGAGAGAGCAAATTGCGGGTATCGCTCAATCTCAGATTGAAGGAATTGAAAATATTAAATTTAGTTTTGTAGATACAATCAATTCTTCTATTAATGATGCTTTTAAAGATGCTACTGGAGAAACAATTGGTGGAGCAAGACAAGACGGAACATCCAAAGATATAACTAAAACAAATGATCAACTATCAGTACAAGCTTTTCAACAGACGCGAGCATTTAAAGAAGTGCAATCTGTTCTCAATCAATATCTACAAAGTTCTGGTACAATTAATTTAGAAACTTTATTAGCACAAATTGATAGTAAATTAGCAGATGCGAATGTTAATGCAGAAACAAGAACTAAAATTAGCACACAATTAAAAGAAGAATCTTCAAAAGTTAATTCTGAAATTAAACTTTTAAAACAAGAATCTGTTCAATCATTTAAGAAATTAGCTAAGGAGCAATTACAAAGAATTTTAATACAAAAAATAAGTCAAGCACAAGCTTTTGGTGGGGGAATAGATGAATTTCTTAATCCAAAAGAACCAGGACAAGGTGTTTTTGATAAAGTTCTAGAATCAACAAAAGCTTTTGATCAATTTCAAGGTCAACAAGTAGATTTTCGTTTCGATTATAGACAAGGGACAAATGATTTTAGATATCAATATGGAGCGGCTCAAAGAGCGCGCCAAGAAATGGCTCCAGAATTTGGTAGAGAAGCTTTAAAACTTATCGGAAATTTACAATCTTTTACTGGGTATACTCCCGACCCCACAGGTAAAGCATATCAAGCTGGGATTGCTGGTGTTGAAGAATTTTTAAGAAGACAGGTTACAGAATTGCAGACTGTAGCAAAATCAAGTGAAACACCTCAAATTGTTAGAGATGAAATTAATGCTGCACTTCAAACAATTCCAGAACTTGGTGGGCTTAAAACTATTGCACAATTACAAGTTGCTAGACAAACTGGGGCTTTAGACGAAACACAGTTTGAAGCTATTACTAAAAAATATCAAGACCCTGTTTTACAAGCTTTAAAAGAAAGAGCTGTTCAGATGGGCGCTCAAACACCAGAAGCAAAAATAATTCTTGATGAAGTTGCTAAACTTGCTAGAGAAAGAATTACAACTGAAGGTAATGAGCCGACAGTTGAAGCAATTAATACTACGAATAGTATACTTAATGACATATTAATTTCTCCAGGAATCAATGGTAAAAGATCAAATGATGTTGATGCTGTCCTTGATAGGTTATTTAATAAAAATCCTCAAACAACGACAGGAAATATTAATAAACCAGTACAAGAAAAACCTGAAATGTTCGCTCAACAAGAAGCGGCTTTAAATACTAATACAGGAGCATTAAATAATTTAACTGGTGGAATTGAAAGTTTAAGAAATATAATTGCTAATCTACAAACAAGTTTTGAAACTGCGAATGCAACTCAAACTAATAATGCAAATACGAATACTGGTGCACAACCTAATATACAAACAACAACTAGCGCTCCAGTAAATGTAACTGTTCAAGCACAGGGTGGTGGAGATATCGCTGCCGCTGTTGGTGAGGCCGTTCAAAATGCAATTCCAACTATTATTGAAAAAGTTAGAGTTGCTCTTGGTCAAAAAGTTCCACCTAAAGCCTCGTCAAATATAACACCAAGAGAGGCAAGGGGAGGTTAATTTAAATGGCAACTAATCTACTATTTAATAATGTAGAAGTTCTAGGCTATGATCATCAAAATAATTTTTTTGGTGAAAGATCTTTATTTTACTCATCTTTAAGAACTATATCTATTCGTGGCTATATACTAGATTTAACAAATGATAATGGTGTTAAAGGCGTTTTTACAAATACTAAAGAAATTATAAAACTTACGCAGGAATTTCAAGAAATAATAATTAATAGTGTAAACTTCGGAGTCGGAAAAGTAAAATCTTTTTCTGTTGATTCTGGAAATTGGGTTCGTTATACACAGTACGAAGCAACTATTGAAGTTTTGATGGAAGTACCAATTGCAGATTTGAATTCAAAAGAGTTTGATGGGATTGATATTAATAATAAAAGTTTTAATTTAATTAAAAGTTTTTCAGAAAGTTTTTCTTTAGATTTCGATACTCAAAATAAAGTGCTTGGTGGAGAACATTCTATTGATATAGAGTATGATGCAGATAATAAAAATATAAATTTAATTAGTTTAGCACAATCTTTAGCTACAGAACTATTAAAAACAATCCCATCGAGTTCTAATATTGCAGAAGGAAATTACACAACTAGAAATAATTACAAAGTATTAAATAGTGAAAATTATAATACTATTACTGGTAAGTGTGGATTTAGAAGAACGTTTTCGTATAGCACATTAAATAATAATAAAAATTATTCTTTTGTTAGAACTCATTCGGTTGAAATAGATGAAAATGGTATCGCAACAGCAAGTGAAAATTGTTCGATAAAAGCTGAATATGATGTCCCATCACTATATGAAAATGCTCTGGCTGGATATGACGAGCAAGTAGTTGGTGTTTATTCTAGATGTAATGCCGTATTCCAAAACTATAAAACAAAATTTAATATTATCACAGACTTAAACCAGCAATTTATTAGCAAATCTGTTCAAGTTAATAAGTTTAATGGCACTATAAATTTTACGATAACTTTTGATAACGACCCTAAAAAAATAAATTCTTCTTATATTTGGGAATATGTAAGTAATTTAGATAGAAGCGAAAACGGAGTATGGAGCGCTTCTGAGAATGGCTCTGTTAAAGGTAATGGAAAAATTGGCTCAAATGATAAATATGATAAAGCTAAAATTGGATGGAATGCAGCTAAAGGTGGAATATTCGGTCGAGTTACTAGTTTTTACAATGACGAAGCCACAAATAAAATAGGAGGAACCTTAAAGGAAATCAATAAAACTATTAACCGTAATAAATATGAAGGTTTTATTAATTACAATTTTACATATACGGATGACCCAACAGTTAAAGATGGATCAGACGCTGGAATTAAAAAAATAGATATAGAAAAAACAGATACGGGTTTACTACCTATTACTAAAGATTTTATTATACCAAATCGTACATTTGCTTTAAACCAAAATAGGGATCTAAAAAAACAAGGTACATATACTGTTAAGGTCAATATGGAAGTTGGTTGCACAGTTAGCACATTTAATAGTTGGAATTATTTTACAAAAGCTAAAAATTATGCTGGTGGAACACCTGGATTAGGAAATGATGAATATTTAGAATCTATTAATTATTCATCAAATGAAACAGACAAAACAATAACATACGAAGCAACTTATAAATATTCATAAAATGAGTGACAATGTAAAAATTTTATATAACAATAAGGATGCTTTTAGTGGTATCTCAACAGTGCCATTTGTTTCTATTTCTAATGACTATATTGATTTTGGAACAAAATGGAATCAAGTTACTAATATTACTTTAGAAGGTCAATTAACTGGTAAATTTTTGGGTTCTAATTCTTATAATTTATTAGCAGAAGCTGCCCAGAAATTACATGAAAATTTTAATGAAAATTATAAAACATTATTAATAACTGAAAATGGGTCTGGTTTATATACAGGTGCTAATGCAGTAATAAATTCAATTAATATTGAGCAGTCTTCTTGGTATGGTTTATTACCTTATTCTATAGATATCACTGTTTATGATTCTGGTTTATTTAAAGATTATTATGGCATTGTTGAGCCAGAAGAAACTTTTTCTTTTGATGAAGAAGAGGGGGATATTTTAAATGTAATCCACTCTATTTCCGCAAAAGGTATAATTGCTAAAAATAAAAATGCAATAGAAAATGCAAAAGAATGGGTTCTCTCTAAAACTGGTAATATAAATGGAATTTCACCTATTTTAATAAAAAATAGAAATGCTGTAGCATCTCGCCCATTTCTTTTATATTCAACCCAAGAAGTCGTAGATAGATTTAATGGAACTTATTCGTGGGAAGGAACTTACAAAAAATCAACAAACTTAGAAAATCCTAACAATTCTATTTTAAATTATTCTGTTGATTTAAATTCTGGAATTGATGATGGTATTGTTACTGTAAATATTAATGGCGATTTACAAGGCAATAATCTTACTGTGTTAAGAAATGATTATAACAGTTTAGATTTATATAGTATCGCAAGTCAAATTTGTAGTAGAGTTTTTAAAGAACCTATTTCTAATCGTCCTATATCACAATCATTAGAAGAGGTATCGGAAGAAAACAGATTAAGCTTTAGTTCTTCATATAATAACGATTTTTCAGATCAATTAATTAATAATTATACTGTTGATATTAATGAAGATTCTTTAAAATGTATCCGAACGGTTAATTTAAGTTCTACAATTTCTTGTAAATATGGAGATTTAGCAACGAAATGGCAAAAAGTTAATGAATTTTATCAAAATAGATTCTTTCCATACTCATTAGCATCAGAAGAATATTTATCAGAATTTGGAGCTTCTGATTTAAATCCTGTTCCTTTAACTGAATCTATAAGTTTTGATAGATTTAATGCCCAAATTACTTATAATGCCCAGTATTCTAATAAAGCAGTTGTATTTAGTGCTGACATTTTAAATATCAGTTCTAGTATTACTTTTAATCCGTCTATTTTTATTCATGTTCCAAATACATCCGCTTTCACGCCAAGAGAACATAATGTTCAAAATTTAAGATGCGCGAATAGGTCCCGAATACAAATTTCTGTCACAGCAACCGCAAGGATGAATAAAAATATTTCTACAGCGGAAAGCGCAGCAATTAGTGAAGTAAATAGAATGAAATCTAACTATACTAATGGTAGAGCGAATTTATTATTAGAAGATAGAAATATTTCAAAGAATAATGATATTAAAACTGTAACAATAAACGAGACATGGACTTTTGATGGTCCACTTATTTCATAATAATATGGTAAATATAATTTCAGGAATGAATTTTTTAGTAGATGCGTTAAACATAAACTACGCAGATATTGTCACAGCATTTTCATTCAGATCTAACCCCACAACGAATACTGATATAGTATATGGTGATCCGTGGGCAACTGGCGCTTCATCTGGGATTCTAAACACTATCGGTGGGAATGGGTTTTTTGATTATTCTGGGAGTGGAAATTTTAACACGACAAATTATTTTAAATTAAGTAAAGACTATTCTTTAAATGAATCTACTATTTTGATTTCATATGAAAAACTAAGAATGGGCAATGAAGTTCTATTGTCTTCAGTCACTGGAAATTCGTTTAATACTTATTCTGGATTTAATATCGGAATTAATGATGCCAATAAATTATATCTAAAATATTGGAATAATATAGAAGGATCATTTACTTTTACATATACTGGTATACTGTCAGATAAAAATATTTTGGTCATCAATCGAACAAATTCTGTTATTACTCTAGGACATTTTAATAATAATAATTTTCAATTTTCATCTCAAGAATTTGAAATTTATCAAAACAATTTCATAAATAGTTCTAATTTATATGTAGGAGGAAATCCAAATGGATACGCTTGGGATTCTAATAATCCTTCAAATTTTAGTGGTTATATGGATAGGTTATATATATTTAATAATATACCTTATGTTTATGCAAATGTTTTAGCTAGGGGATTTTTTTCAGAACCTACGGGTTTTGAGGGCGATTTAGAAGAATATTGTTATACGACAGGATTTTTATCTGGATCTGGGTATTCTTATTCTACTGTTACTGGGGTTTTAGTTTCAGGATTCGAAAGTGGTATTACTGGTATCACTGGATATCAACAAATTAATTCTGGTTATGTATATACTGGTATTACTGGCTATAGTGGTAAATTTTTGGGATCTTACATTGATAACTGTGGAAACAGTGTTAATATTGTAGAACAAATTGCTTTATCTGGAGAAATATATAACGAAGTTTTAGTGACGGTACCATTAACTGGAATTACATACGTGACAGGATTTACAGAGATCGAATTAATAGGAATAGACACTGGTATCGAAAATGTGTTTGTAACTGGTTTAATATGTGATTCTTATTTTAATAACACTGGCGATGTTTTGTACTCATATGATGATAACTACTTGGCCTCATTATCTTATAAAGAAATTAGTTTATTAACAGCGGTTGGCCCTGCTAGTGTAGAGCCAATAGATAATGATATAGTAGAAATATATGCAGAAAAAAATCAAAGTAAAGTTTTAGATTATAATATAAATTTAGGATACGATGTTTTAAATGAAAATTATTTTTATATCGATAGAGAATTTGGCCCAAATGAAGTTTTAATGTTTGGTAATGGACAAGCGCTAATTGATGATGGTTATGAACTTATTCCAAGCGGATATGAAATAATACGAAGTCCAAAATTTGATTATTTTATAACTGGGACAACAGTTGAAACAAATAAATTTTTTGGTGTAAAAGATTTTTTATTTTACGACTACTTTAGTGGAAAATCAAGTTTTTCACAAAGAACAGGTAATATATTTGGAGAAATTTTTTATCAATCATCAAACAGTGGTGTTGATGCTTTTGTTTTTAAAAATGGTCAAAAATTAATTAGTGGTATTGACTACTCAGTTGAGAGGATTGAAACTGGTATGAATTTATATTTTCTAAACGTAAATCCTTCTAATGATTTAAATTATTTTATGGTTAGAGAAATAAACCATTATAATAATTATGTATCAGGAAATTCTGGAACATTAAAATTTAATTACCCATTTAATCATGGCTGTTCGCAAGTTTATTATAATGGTATTAAACAAAAAATTAATAGCAATTATATTGAAAATAGTAATTATGATTTAATTTCTGGAGTTTTTAAAGAACCAAGCGTATTTAAAGAAGTAATTTATAATAATACAGACGATTTTTTTGTGTAAATTAAATAGGAATATAAAGGAAAAAGGAAATGGCAATAAAAAATGTACCAACAATATCAGGGCCAAATTATGGCGGGGTAATATATGGACTAAATATGAGTATTGGATACTCTGCTGAACCATCTAAATTAACAATAGATATTGTGAATGAAAATGGTATTTATTCAACTCCAGCTTTAAATTCTCAAACTTCAGTAACTTTTGGAAATTTTAAATTTAATGGAATTGTTTGGTCTTATAATTTTCGAGAATCTGCTGGAGAAAAAACATTACAAGTAACTCTTATTGATAATAGTATAATATTAGATAGATACTATGTTTTATTATGGAAACGCGGGTTGTTGGGAAAAAATGGGACGCTGCAAAATAAAAATAAAACTTTTGATTTTAGTGACGAGTCTATATTAGTACCGAGAAGAAATACAAAATTATCAGGTTTTCCTTATACGGAATTTGTAGAGAAAAGATTAGGTAGAATAACAGTTCCATCTAAATCTTATTCTTTGGGATCTACAAAAGTTGGAAATGTTATTTTGGTTGGGCATGAAAAATTCGCAAATTCTGTATGTGATATACCAGATACTTATTATACTTTTAATGATTTAAAAGGCCAAATTCCTGTAAATATGTCATCTGCACCAAATAATAATGAATGGAAAGCAACTCATGAAGGAACTCTAAGAGAAGTTTTAAGTAGTTGGTGCTCAGATCTAGGTTTTGATTATTATTGGGATTTTTCAACAAATACGCTTAGATTTTTTGATGTTTCTGTTGGCGTTGCTACCATTCCAGATATTTCTCACCCAAGCATTATTTCAAAAGAAAAATCTGTTTCTATGCAGGGAACATTTAGACAATATGGTATTGGATATACGGCAATGCCGAGATCTGCAGTTAAAGCTCTGAGTGCTTCAAAATCGAGAGTTGTTTTATATTCGTTATCTCCATATCCAATTAGTTATTTTATAAATAAAGTTGGTGCGCCCCAATCTATCAATGCAGACAAAGGAAGATGGGGCGGGAAAAGAAACCAAGACAATTTTGTTCACGCAGCTTTCTTAGGTTATGTATCAAGAAGTTTAAGAGATTTATACAGTTTTCAAAATGAACATTGGGAAGCTCTTGGATATAAAATAAATAGTGGTATTACAACTAATAAACTAAAAATTATAAGCGCTCTTAAAAAATTTGGTTTTCAGGATATGATTTCTGACTTAGAAGCTTTTGATGCAAAAGATCTTCCTAACTATGACTTTAATTTTATTAACAGAGATCCGACAATTGCTGATAAATGGCATGAAATTGAACAAAAATTATTACAATATCATGGTAGATATTATCGAGCTTCAGATTCTTCTGGTTCATTTTTTTATTGTAATTCTAATTATACAATAGAAGTAGAAATTTCTGTAGATCCAGAGGGGCAAGTCCAAGAACAAGGTAGTGAAAATTTTGCAGGTAGAAGAATTATCGATAGGGGTGGTACCATGAGCCATGACGAAACTAGCGCGCAAGAAGCTCTTGGTTATGAAAATTTAGCAAATGAAATTCAAAATTGTGCGCCTATTCATATTGATTTAAAAGAGTCTGGAATCTCAGATGCGCTAGTTACTGCAAAAATACTTACTGGCGAACAATCAAAAAAAGTAAATACTTTAATAATTTTTCCAAATAGTGAAAAATTTGTAAGAAATAAAATTGGATTTAGATCTTCAACTAGTAGGGGATTAAACCCTCTTGAGCAAACATATTATGATCAGAAAAATGCTAATATTCAATCTGGTAAAAAAAATTGCCCTCAATATGATGAAAGTTTAGAAAAAGGTTCCTGTAAAGCTGCCGAAGAAATTGCAAGAGATAAGGCTATAGAGGCAGCGGGGGGAACTACGAATGATACGACTAACCCTGATGATTATGTTAGTGGTTTGATAACAAAAACAGCAAAATCTTGTAGTATTTCTCTTAAAGGCGGCTCTCTTAGAATTTTCGCTCCATCTGATGGAAGTTTACAGGTTGTATGCAGATACAATATTAATATCAATAAAATTAGTACAGTAGGAACGGAACAATTTTTATGGTCTGCTGGAAATCCTGGTGTGGCAAATGATGTCGCAGAAATTAGAATTAATAATGAAAATATTACAGATCCAGACGAAGATTCTTTTCAATCGAGACGTCCTAGCAATTTAATTAAACCAGCAGATGCGGTTTGTTCTAGACCGCAAGAAGAAATTAAATATACATTTGCTGGCGAACCATCAAATATAACGCTTAGCCCTCAAAATGGATTATCAAATTTAGATATAAGTTTATCGTCTGATGGTTTTACAACTACCGCAACTTTTTCAACTAAACCACCAAAATTATCAAAAGCTAATAATACAGTTAGATATGTTCAATCGCAATTTAACAGAGCGTCTTATAACGCATCCTAAATATGATTATTACTTCTGGAATACAGTATAGAAATTTTGCAGCACAAAATGAATTTTCTTTTTCATTTAATGCTACAAATTCTACTTGTTCTGGTGTTTCAGAAATTGGTTTTTCAGGAGATGAAAAAACATTACAAATCTTCTCCTTTAAAGATGGAAATATTTTTGATTTTAATAACAAATATGTATGGTCTTATAATCCAAGAGAAGTAGTAAGCTTTTCCGGAAATATTGGTTCTGGATATATTAATTATTTTATAAATCAAAATCCAGTATGTTTATTTTCTCCGAAATTGGACAATTCATACTATGATTATTTTTATGTAAAAACTACTGGCTCTGAAATTGAATACGATTTTTATATTCAAGGAGATAAGCCAAATTATAATATAATCTTTCCAAAAAGTGGTTTTTTTGGACAAAACTTAACTGGAGTTATTAAGAATTTAGAAAATGAATCTCAAAAATCCTTTAGAATTTTTAGCGGCACTTTATTTAATGAAAATACAGATTATGAAATCCAAAGTTTACCATTATTTATCATATCTGGAAATCAATCTGGTCAAATAATTTTAAAACCAGAATTTGACGATCAAGTTAGTATTAATGAAGTTACTCCGTCTTTAGCTACTTTATTTTTAAATACTAATTTTGGGAATATTCAAAATACTATCTCTTTTGATTCGATTCCAGGGCCAGTTTATTTTATTGATTTATTTACAGGCTATACTGGCGGAACAGGTCTTATTGATAATTTTACTTTTGGGCAATATTATAATTTTGAATTAAGAACGATATATCCAGACCCACTAAACGTAACAATATTAATAAAAAATATTTCTGGGCATACTGGTGAATTAATTCTTGGAGAATTTGCCGCAAGTGGTTTTATAAGTGGAAACGCATCTGGATTTATATATGGTTTTGATTATATTACTGGCGTTTTAACAGGTTTAGGCACTTCTTTTTTAGAAAGAGATTACTATAACCAATTTCCGACAGGCATTTTATCAGAAAGCTATAGAGAACTACAATTTGCCACGGGAGAACTTAATTACCAATATCGTTTGCCATTACTTGGGGCTAGTGGAACAGGAAATTCTCCAGAAGGAACTTTAATTACAGCTACAGGATTCTTAAATTCACCCTTAACTGGTTTTGTCTATGGGTACGGGTTATTTTCAGAAACAAGAAATATTAATCTAACAGGTTTTTATTTTAATAGTATAAATATTAAAACAGGACTACAAAGTTTAACTGGTTCTGGTTATTATACTGGAGATTATTTTTTATATAATAAAAAATTATTTTGGGAATCAAATAATATTACTGGTTTAAATTATACTGGATCTGGAAATAAAATTGTAGGACTAACAGGACTTTTATTTGGAAATATAATTTCTAATAATTCTGGAGAGATTAATTTAGGCAATATAATAATAAACGAATCTACTGGCGTTTTGTTAAATCCGATAATTAATCAAGAAGAGGGGTTATTTATATATGGTGGAAGTGGATTTGCATCTGAAAATAACTCTTTGTCAGATAAAGCATTTATTGGTAATGAATATTTTTATTTAACTGGAAATACTGGCGATATAGGAATATTCTTTAAATTTTATGAACCATCAATAAAAAGTAAAATATCTTTTTATTCTTTTGAGTTAGACTTTAATGCTTTAAAATATCCATATAATTTTGATTTACAATTATCAATTAATAGAGAAGGCCCATGGACAACAATAGATAGTCGGTCTGGTAACGGGCTTTTTCTAAGAAGTGAAGATTTAAATTTCTATGAATATCCACAACAAATAATACTAGAATGTAATAATGCCGATCAATTAATTAATAATAATGCTAGTTATAATTATGCTAGAATTGAAATTAAGTCTGGACAAAATTGGCCTCATAATTTTACGGGTCAAAAATCAAGTAGTGGAATAGGATTTAGAAAAATTGAGTTATACACAGGAATACCAGTTACTATAAATAATTCAGAATTTTTTTCTGTTTATCCTGTTGCTCCAAATTTAACTGGATATAATAATCCTTCAGGGGGAATTTTAAATAATAATTCTTTTTCTGGGGAAGTTTTTTATAGTAATGATTCTTTATCATATCCAGCTTGGTATGCTTTTAATGAAAATAAAAATATTTATCCTTATGGAGAAATATCTGGAGATATAAATAATGATTTATTTTTAGGTTACTCTGTTACTAATAAATTTTTTGATTTTACTGGGTTTAATATTGAGTTTGAGAGTGGTTTTATTCCAACTGGAGTAATACTTCAATTTTCAAGAGATAATAATAATTATAACACAATTTATGAAAATTATAGTAATACTGGTAATCTTAATTTAAATTTTGATATCATCACTGGATGCAAATCTTTAAAATTTATATTTAATAAAAATATTACGTCTAGTTCTAGTTCTTCTTTTGGTTGCACGGTAATTCCTCCTAGTTATATTGACACTAATAATATTTGTTATCAGGAGGTTATTGATGCTGATTTTGTTTGCTGTGAAATTGAATGGGATAGCGAATGTGACAATCGTTATTTTACTTGCGCAGGATTCCCAAGTAGTAGTAGTAGTAGTTCTAGTTTACCAGAATCATTATTTAGTTCAAATTTATGGATAGATCCAGAAGGATCATCTAATATATTATTTTTAGATCTTAATTCTAGTTCGTCCTCGAGTAGTTCGTCATCTAGCAGTTCATTGTCGAGTAGTTCGTCATCGAGTAGTTCTTCGTCAAGTTCTGAGACTTTAATCGTAAATACTTTATGGGTAGATCCGGAAAATAACGATATTATATTAGAAAATTCGTCGAGTAGCTCATTATCGAGTACTTCGTCATCGAGTAGTTTATAAAATTAAATATTTAATTTTAAAATTATATAATAATATTTTTTAAGTGTAACATATATAAGGAAAAAGGTAAAAATGGTTAATTTTATTGGTACAATTTCAGGAATTAGAGATAAATCTGAGAATAATTTCTTATTCAAAATGACTGGCGTAACTGGTATGGCTGGTGTCACGCAATCATTTGGCTATTATTCTGGAAATGGTATAGATTTTATTAGAATTAATTCTAGTGGCGAATTAATTAACGAAGAATTTCCAGTAATTGATTTAAATATTCCATTACATATAGTTTTTGTGCATAAATGGGATAATGTTCAACTATTAAATGATATTCCATTAATACCATTTTCTTTACCATGTTCTGGTATTTCTGGCGTATCAAAATTAGCAGCAGTATACACGCCAATTGATAACGGATCTGGAACAAATGTTTTTATAGGAATGTATACTTCTGGTAACAAGGTTATAGGCCCTAGTTTCGCTGTTGATTCTTATGGAAGTCTTACGGGTACTGAAAATTTTATTGTTGACCAATGGATTTATAGTGGAAGCAACTACTTTGGCCGAAATGGTAACACATTTAAAAAATTAAATCAGATAAAAAATTTAAATAATTTCCAATATCTTAATGATGAAAGAATTAATGCTCAAAAACCTGGTGGTACTATTGGTTTATCGGGAATTTTTCAAGAAGGTTATAGTTATGATTTAGGTGAGTTAATGGTTTTTAATAAAACTATGACTTGTCAAGAACGTTTACAATTATGTGAATATTTAAATAATAAATGGGGCCTGAATGATATATGTCCTACTTGCTCAAGTAGCTCGAGTTCAAGTTCGAGCTTGGGTTCGAGCTCAAGTTCGAGTTCTAGTATAGACCCATTAAAAACATTTGTTTCTGTTTTGACAAATGAGCAAACTTTAAGCGGTGTCTTAAATCAACCAATGTTGGTAAATGAGTTACCTTCAGTATTACAACCTGGTCAAGTTGGTAACGTATTTTTTAGTTTTATAGCTCCTAATAATAATTTATGGCAAACTACTGGTCTTGTTCCAAATACTTGGAATATAATTTCTGGTTCCCTGCCTGCTGGTTTAACATTATCAACTGGCGCATTTGGGCTTATAACAGGGACACCAACACAATCTGAAAGTAGAAAAGTATTAATACGTCAATGTTACTGTACTGGATTGTATCCACCATGCTTAATATATAGAGATTCTTTTGTCAATATTAATATAACAAATTCTCCTACTTCTACCGGAAATTTGTATTCTGTAGATAATAGTAGATTAATATTTGAATGTGTCGGTGGAGGTGGTGAGAGCTCTAGTTCAAGCTCACCTAATTTACAAACATTAGCAAGATTATCTAATGAACAGACATTAAATCTTTTAATAAATACTCCTAGATGGACTCCATCTAATTTATTAATTGTGAATAGTATCAATACCCCAGGCTGTCTTGTGGATCATGGAATTGATTTAGAAGAAAATTTGTGGAGAAGTTTTGGGTTGTTACCAAATAGTTGGAGTGTTATAAGTGGATCTTTACCAAATGGATTAACGTTATCGACAGTAAAAAGTAATTTAATAGAAGGAACTCCAACGCAATTAGGCACTTCATCTGTTATAATTAGACAATGTTATTGCACAAGCATAGTTCCAGATTGTGCTTTATTTGTAGATTCAAAAGTTAATTTTAATATTGTCAATGAGATCGCTCAAGTTGAAGAACTTGTTCAAAATGATTTTGTTATTGATAATAGCACTACTCAAGCAGATTGTACTACAGGACCATCGCCGTCACCTTCCCCAACACCTACTCCAACCCCAACACCTACTCCAACCCCAACACCCACTCCAACCCCAACACCTACTCCAACCCCAACACCATCACCAGAGTATAGTTGTTGTGAAATGCCCCCAACTGTAGAAATAGTAAGTGCAGTTCCTTATTGTAGTACAGATAAGGTTAAAATTTCTGTACTTGGAAAAAGTAGTCCTATTGAATGTGACCATACAAGTCTAACAATGTCATTTGTATTTTTAGGTAAAACTTATCAAGGACAAGGTGGTAGAATTAATCAGGGGTTACTTGAAAATACTGCAGATATTGAGGTTTCAGATGATTTTATTAGAACAATTTGTGCTAGCTCATTGAATCCATCTATAGTTGCTAAATTAAATGGTACTATTAATAGTAGGTTGAGTAGTTGTCAAGATGGGCAGTCAGAATTTAATAATTATACACTTAACATATCTAGCGAACCTTACACAATGGAAGCCGAATGGCAATCATTTAGAGAACTATCTTGTGGAAGATATTATAAAGAAAATGAGAGCAAATGCCCGATTTGTGATTGCTGTGAAAATTTAAAAGAAGTAGGATTGCCAGACGTAGTTTTTAAAAATCCTTGTTGGCAATATGTAGAAAAAAATGCAGACTGTACTGAAATTAATGATAATAGAGATGTATGTTGTTTGAATTATAATTGCGCAAATGATGCTGACCCAGCTGAATTTAGTTGGCAGCAACAAGCATTTAATTGCGAAGAAGAAATGAGCTTTCCGGCTGCTGAATTATTCGTATGTGATCCAAAACAATGTACAGATGTCAATGCTTGGAAAACTCCAATTCCATTTAGACTAGATAAATTTATTGAAAAAGGATATCTTAAAGCACAAACTCAAATTGTTAATTGTCCTGGAGGTAATGATATTTGTTATCAGTGTGTTAAAGTATCAGATCCGCCAACATGCCCATGCCAATTAGATCCATGTTGTCAATCGTCCTCATCTTCATCTTCGTCTTCGTCAATTCAAGAACCTTCATCTTTTTCTTCTTACACAGTAGGGCAAAGCGCTGAATTGATGTTAAATATTTTGAAACTCTTAGAAGATGACGAAATTATTAACTTGACTAATAAATAATTATGTCTGAGATTATTAGGATAAAAAAAGTAGATTTTTATCATACCATTGATAACCGTATAAATACAACAATCAATTCATATCGTGGGCATGGTTATATTACTTCTTTTGATAATCAAATTTTTACTGGAACTATTTTAAATCCAACTGGATTACAGCCAGTTATTTATTTTACAACTGGTGTTTTAAATGGTTATATTGGAGATGGAAGTGGTTCATATACTTGGCAAAACTTACAATTAACTCATCCAGGTCAACAAACAAGAGTTTATCTTAATTATGTTACAGGTTTTAAATCAGCTCAAAATATCATAGAATTTATAGATAATACGGGGTCTGGACTTCAAAATGGAGATTATATAAGTATAGCTGATTTCTTATTTTATTATAATACTGGAGCAGATAATCCAGGTCAATTTAGTTCTCCTTTAAATTTATTAAATAATTTAAATTCTGGAGCAACAGGAGGATTTAATGATCAAGGATATACTTTATTACAAACAATTGTTGGGGTTACTGGTTATCAAATAGACAATAAACTATTTTTATTTTCTTATTTACGAGAAGGAGAAAATGGCAATGATCTTAGAATTTATAGAGACTCTAGTAATTTAGAGTCAATTAAAATTCACAATAGATATTTTACTGGCGGAGAAAGTTATAGACCAAGAGCTAATTCTTGGATTGGTTCTTTTTCAGGCGTTTTTAATATTACTGTTGAAAATTCTGGTTTTTATACTAAACAAGTAGAGCCTATAGAGTTATTTAAAAATATATCAGGTATTCTTTGGGAAGATAGTTTTAGTGGAAATTATACAATATTAACAGGGTTTAAAGATCCGAGAAACCCACAAAATTATTCTGGCGTTCCAATATCTTTTAATACTGGTATTAGTCAATTTTCAGGATCTGGTATTATACCATTAAATCAATCTACAATCTATACTGGCTTAAATATTGAAATATATAAACCAAATCCATATAATATTTTTGGAAATAAATTCCAATATATTATTAGTGGAAATAATATATTTTTCACAGATATTTTAGAAGGATAAGTTTATGTCGAATTATAATAAAATTGGTATTACTAGACCTACAGCTGGACAAACACATCCGTTTAAAATTGATATTGGTAAACAGGGCACGCGTTCAGACGGAACTCCTATTTATACATTGGCAGTTAATTACCATTCTCGTCTTTTTACTGGAATGGGAATAACTAGTAAATATTTACAATGGTTAAAAATTCCCATTGAAGGATTAGATTTTCCTCAAGAAGTTCCAAGTTCTTTTCCTGGTGAAAATTATTATTGTGTTTTAAAAGTATCTGTTAATAATTTACAAGCCCAAGAGGCCAGAATTATTTGGGTTTCAGATGATAAAACAGTTAACGAGCTACAACCAGTAACTTTTGAATCAGGTGATAATTTAAGACAAATTGAAGCAAGAATTATTATTGGTGTTTTTGTCTCAGATGATGAAGCTGTTGCTGGTCTTCCTGGAAATGAAAGTGCTGTGAATACTGCTTATATTATGCAAAATATTAACACGAATTTATTAATGTGTAACATGGTATTTGACGGAGTTCCAGTTATTTATCCAGTTCCATTTGCTGGTGGCAGATTGAATTTTTAATAAAATGGCGACAAAAATAAATAAACATGTTTTTCATGGTATTTATAGTAATTTTGGGTATCGTCCAGAATTTTCTATAGATAGGCGTATAAGCGATGTTCCAATTCATTTTTTTAGAGCGTCTTTTGCAGAAAAAGATCCGGATTCAAGCGTAGAAAAGCCGAAAGAATTTGAAACTGAGGAAGAGGTTTTTAAATGGTATAAAAAAAATAAATATGGTTCTACACTATTTGATAAATTAGAATTTCCAAATAAATTTTGTAAAAATTATCTTATAATTCCAGAAACAGAATTTTATAAATATAAAGGACTATTTCATAAAATGATTAAAGGTGTTATAATTAATTCTGATATAGAAATAGAATCAAAAGGAAATAATTTTTCACCAGAATGTCCGGAATGTAAAAGAGATTTTAAAGATGGTGGAGCGGAAGCTGGAGATACTGCTGGGCCTATAGTTTTTAATAGTCCAGATGGTAGTCCAACATATTTTAAAGCAGTTGGTGTGGCTGATGATATAGGCTATTTAAATGGTACAAAAATTACAGATGGAAATGCTGCATCAGCATTTAATCAGAACTTAATTCCAAAAACACCTTTATCAACCTTATCATTTACAGCTGTAGATACATTAGGAGCAAATGTTAGAATAGAAGCTACAGTAGTATGGTATAAACCAATTGAATATAATCAAAAAATTAAACATAATATAAATTTTAATTCTACAAAAATTTTTGATTTTCAAGAGCTTCAAAAAAGATTAGGCGCTGACTCTGTAAATTATGAAACCATTATTAATATTAAAGAAGATAAAAATAAAGAAGAATTACTTTATAATTCAAATACTAAGATCTTTAAAGATGAATGGGCTTTTGATTCAAACGCATTTAAATCTATTTTTCAAAATAGTAATAAATTTAATTTTAACTCTACATTTATAAATGACCCTGTCATTATATCGCAAAATCCTTTTTCAGATATTTTTGGAAATATTGATAATGTTTTATCTGTAATTAATAAACATACTTATGACCTTGGCGGAGTATCCCCTTTAACACCAGATATTGTTGATAAACAAAAAAACTTTGAAAAAGAATTTACTAAATTTGGATCTGCAAAATATAATATAAATAATAATAATAGTATTGTAGATTCTACTTACCAATATTTAGATTTTTACATTTCTGACTTATTTTATATCAGAAGTAAAAAAATATATATGTGTTTTTTTGAGCTTTACCATGAAATATATTTATACGGATCTATTATAGATAAAGATAAAAATTGTGAAGATACAGAATGTGAAGATATAAGTAGTTCATCATCGTCATCGTCATCATCAAGCGCACAAACTTCTTCTTATACAGTTGGTCAAAATGCTGAATTAATGTTGAATATTTTAAAATTACTAGAAGAAGATGATATTGTAAGTATGCTAAATACTGAGAGTCCAGCAAGCATATTAGCAACAACAAACGATAATTATGACAGAATAGGTTCTACTAATCCGATGTCTATAAATTATATTTTAACAACTAGTGATACAATTCAGATTGATCCACCAAAGTATAAAACTAGTGACTGTGCAGAAGAAGAAAAAGAATTAGAATTTGAAAAAACTAAATGTCAAATAAAATTATCTAATAATTCATTTGATATTGAAGTATTTAGACTAAAAGAACAAGAATTTATCTTTGACAATAAAGATTGTAAAGAACTCTCTTTTGAGAAAGAGATAAATAATACTTTTAAAATTAGTTACCTTAAGCAGCCAAGTTTTGAACTCTTAGAGTGGCAAAGAGATGATTTTGATAAAAATAATATCTTTCCACCAAAAATTACATAGATTTTTTATTTTTATTTTTAATTCCGCTAATAATTGTAAACATCGATAACGGAGATATATCTTTTATACTAGACCAATTTTCGGCACCTTCCATTTTTTTCTGGATAGCTCTATCCTTGATCTGTTCAAAAGAAATGGCATATTCTTCCATAGTTTTTTCTAAAAGAGCTACGGGTTGTGTTATTGAAGTATTAGGCTCTAAATCTACATCAACATGTGTTGTTTTACCCATTTCATCATTACCAACAATATTAATTTTAAGAAAACTACGAACGGTACGAATAAAAGCCCTGTTTTCAGCTATGGCCATTAAGAAATTTTTAGCAAAATCTTTTGTATTATCTAAATGAGCATCAGCCAGGGCTGAAAATGAAACTTGCTCCATATTTGTTTCATAATTTGGAAGCCAATCAATTGTACATTTAACTGCTACATAATCTGGCTGTGCTTGAATGACATCATAAGATACATTTTTATAACCTCTAATTTGGGCGAGTTCTTTGATTCCAGCGAGAAGAATAAGCAATTGATTATCTGCTAATGTAGATACATCTACTTCTTTTAAATTAATATCTTTTTGATTTTTAAAAGCATCACGATTCGGAACAAGATGTTCTTTATTGATCATCGCTCTCCAGTTGATTGTATTATCTGGATTAAAAATATAATCTACGCACTCTAAAAGACCGTTCACGTCTCTTTTAAAATTACTGACTTGATTTTTATAACGATATACAATTTTATCTGACATTTAAATAGTATTGCAAAATTTGATCTATATGTCAAACATTATTTAAAAAATAAACAATATTCAGCGTCATTTTTAACAAGTAATTTTAAATTGTTAATTTCTGATAATTTTTGATAAACATTTATATCGCCAGTCAATTCTATAGGTTTATTTTCTATATAAGCAGCTTTACTTAGATAAACATTATTATTTGCAAATAAAAGTTTTTTACTTTTGTAGTATTTGCTATCTTTAATTAAATCAATATTTAAATTATTTTCTATAATATTAATTTGTTCTTGATACTCTAAAAGTTCTAACTTTTTATTGTTTAAAATTGTTTCATTATTTTCATCCGATTTTTGAAAAATTAAATCAATTTTGATTCCCAATGACTTAACTTTATTTATAAAAGTAGTGTTAACATTATTAAAACTAATATCGTAAATCAAATTAGTAATTTTATCTTTTAATTGTACTAATTTTTCAATATCTATAACTTTATCTGTAATAATAGAACAATTTCTTATATTTAAATTATTTAAAGTACAAATATAATCGTCTTCTTTTATATCATTTATATAATCATACCTAATATTTAAAATTAAATTTGGAAATAAATTTGGAGGCAAGATTACAGACGGGATAGCTTCTAATAATAAAGCACCGTATTTATTTCCAATAAAAATTGTTTTTTGATTAATTGTTTTATCAAGTCCAAGAAGACTTAAGATTGAAGAAGCAATTTCTTCTGGTTTAATATTATCAATTGTTTTAGGATTTTCTTCTGCTGCATATGACGGCTTTTTACCATTAAGATCTGCCTGTATTAATTTTATATTTTCAGGGCTTGACCAATAAGGCTTAGATTGTTGGGCGTACATATTACAATATAAAGCTACAATTTTTTTATCAAAATAAGATGCCATATGTATAGGAAAACTATCAACACCAAAATGAAGTAAAGAATTATTAATAATATATGCTGTTTGATTAAAATTTGTTTGACCCATTAAGGGAGTACAATTTTGATAGGCAATTTCATTTTGACCACCAATTTGAACAATTCCAATATTTTCTTTAGATAAAATAGGAAATATTAAATCTATAACATCTTGCCAGTAAGAATATTTTCTAGAATTAAATTTTCCAAATGGGTTGAATGTAATATACTTTTCAAATGGCAATGGAAAATATTTCTCGTGAATATATGGTTTGCCAATTTTAAGACCACAATTTAAAGCGTATTGTTCTAATATATGCATTTTATTTATTTATTTCAAATTGAATAATATCTTTACCATTATGTAAATAATTAAGTATTCTTTGCGTTCCGATATGTGGAAGAAAAGCAACTTCAAAAAAGCCTTTATGATCGCCAGCACCTTCTAACCATAATAAATTATCCATTTGGGGTATGTATGGAATAATTCTATGAATATGTGGATTTCCGATCAATATATCAAAATATTCTTGTTTTGTTGCTACATATAAATTATAATTTGGGTAAACCTCTTTAAAAGATTCAAAAAGACTTGTTACCATAAATACATCTCCAATACTTTCTGGCATAACAATTAAACCTCTTCGACCAAAATCATCTTTATCTAAAAGATCTTCAAAATTAATCGGAGTATTTTTTGATAACTCCTCTTTCGCAACTTGTCTAAAATAGTTTTCTATTTGATCTTTTGGCACTTTTTGTTCAATTTTTTGTAGCCAATGGATTAATCCTTCGTCTTGATCAGATACGTCTCTGTCTAAAATCAATTTATATAAAGATTTGACCCATTCTTTGTCATCTGAATGATCTTCTACTTTTGCATCTGGATTTGGATTATTATTAGAAACTAGATTAAAATTAAAATCTTCGTCGTTTAGTAACTCCTGCGCGTCAATAAATTCTTCAATTTTTTTTCCATTTACTTCAATCGCATAATTATCTAAAGCCCATTTTCTAGAATCTTGTTCCATTTTATATTTGACTTGTGGCTTCATTTCATATACTTTTTTGAAGATCTTAGAAAGTTCATATGGAGACGGTTGTGATTTTAAGAATTGAGTTCCATGTTCTGTATAAAACGTAAACTTCATTGCGATGCTTCCTTTATTATACTCAATAATATCTTCACCAAATGAATATGGACAAGTTGTGATTATTTTTTCTGTTAAAGCTGCTTCTACACACGGTAACTCACAAGCGCCAGATGTAGCTGGGTGAGAATAAAGAGAAAATATATTATATATTTCGTTTAACTGCTCATCTGTGACCCCCACACCAACATTGGCGGTTACTAATGTTTTTCTTTTAGTAATTGGATTTTCAATATCTTGACCATGAAATGGAGCGATAAAGTATTGACGAGTTTCTTTGCAAACATACGTACAAAGGACTTCTCTAGGATCTACTCCATACTGTTGACACAAACGATGAATATCCCATCCTTCTCCATAATGAGTATGTGTATATAAAAATGTATTTTTTATTTCTGGATTATGTTTTTTAAAAAGAGAATACGCTTCAATTTGAGTATTGACTAATTTACGTAGTTGATTTCTAAAAACGAAACCAATAATAAAAGCATCTTGTGGTAACCCAAATCTAGCTTTAATTTCTGCTATTTTGCTATCTGGTAATTTATAGAAATTATTTGTATTGACTAAAGGGTATTGATTTTTGACATGACTAAAACCAAGTTTATGGAATTCTTTTCTTGCAAAATCACTCCAAGTCCAATAATTAGTGATTTTATTAGCTTTATCTATTGTATCTGGGAGTAAAGGTAATGAATCAAAGGTATTCCAGCATACTGTCGGAATCTTTTTAAAAAATGGCATATCAATAACAAATTGGGATCCCCATGTATCATTAATTGAAAAGACCACATCTGGTTTAAAACTATTGACAATATTATTAATTTCTAAGGCTCCATATGCAGCATTTCTTGCGAGATTTGGATCTTGATTTATTTGTTGAATTTTTTGAGGATCATCTGGAAGGACACCGATTGTTTGCCAAGGGTATTTTTGTGTATGAGGTCCATGTTTTGGAGTACCTTGCGCTGCATTCAAAATTTCATACTTACCAGTTTTATATAAATAAGTTAACAATAATTTACATTGTTTACCAAAACCAGTAAAAGCTCCAGCGTAATCTGTTAAAAATAAGACTCTTTTTTTACGCATATTAATGTATTATAAATACATTTGTTGTAATGTCAATTTTAAATATTCTTGAAGACGAAGGGTTTCTGCAAAATTTAAAGCAATACCAATACCACCAAGCTTAATTAAATATCCAAGATGTTTTTCTTCTTTTATAAAAGGTTCTACAAAAATAGGTGTTTTACCAGCATGGACTGTAGACCATTTTTTTGAACCGTTAGATTGTAAAACAAGAAGCATTTCAGCAATATCATTTTCACTAAGCTTAATTCTTTTATGTTTTTCAGGATTATTGACATTTTCTTTAAATGTTCCATTTTTAGTTTCGTCATTCCATCCAGCTTGCCTAATAGCGTTAACATAAAAACCATTCTTTTTTTGGTCTTCTTGATCTTTAGTTAATCCAAAAGTAATCCATGCTCCAGTTACAGATTTAGTAGGTTTGCAAAAATCTAATTTTTTCATAATTCATTATATAGCTTTTTTTAATATGTATCTAAGAATAAAATCTAATATTCTTAAAATAATGAATACTAAACCCACGTATAATAAACTACCATATATTAAAGAAATAATTATTGAAGCCCATACTGTAAAACATGTTATACAAGAAAATAATTTTAAGAAAAATTGTATTTTAAAAGATTTTGTAAAAGATCTTTTGACAAATAAATACTCAATGTAACTATCAAAAAATAAATTCGGATCTTGATTTTCTAAATATTCGTTAATTAAAAGCCATGAATATATTTTTTTAGGGATAAAAAATCTTATAGACTTAGCATAATAAGCAAAAAAATCAGAATAAAACCATAAATGTATAATTAATGCGCCCAAACAACAGAGTAAAATTAAAAATAAACTTGACATTACTTTAAAAAAAGTTAAAGTAAAGGAACATTTCTTTTTCGAAACCTCACTTCGTTCGGCTTCGATTTGTTCGCTTTGCTCACAAAGATAATATTATGATTTTTTAAAAAATCTAATTTTTTTATTTGACTTTAAAATTAATATTTGTTATATGATTGATAATGAGAAAATTAAAAGATGAAACTTTAATAAAAAGAATAATTAATGACCAATGTAATGAAAGTTTGAAAGAGTTAGTTAATCGGCATAGTGGAATGATATTCAATATTGGAAAAAAGTATTGTAGTACTTGTAATTTAGATATTAACGAACTTAATGATAATAAATACTGGATTATTTTTAATGCTGCAAAGTCCTTTGATTCTAAAAAAGGAAGCAAGTTTTCTACATGGCTTGGAAATCAAGTAAGATTTTTTTGCTTAAATTTTAAAAATAAAAACTCAAAATTAGTACCAACAGAAGATACTCATTTAGAATTTTTTATTAACAATTCTAATAAATTTGAAAATCTTTCAAATAAAAAAGAATCTATCAATAATATCATAGATTTATTTCATCAGATATCTGACCCAAATACTAAAAATGCGATTTACTATCGTTATTTTTATAATAAAGAAAGAATCTTAAACTATTCAGAAATAGCTCAGATTTTAAACGTAACTCCGCAAACAGTTCTGAATTGGCATAATAAATTTATAGAATTCGCTAAAAAAAAATTGACATCATTAGAAATTAATGATATTATGGTATAACTATGGATAATAATGATAAAACTAAACTCGAAGAAGCTGGCGCTTTTTGGATTAAAACCTCTAAAACTGGTAACCAATTCCTTACTGGAAAAATCAAATCAAAATCTGGTGAAGAAATTAGCGTAATGGTTTTCAAAAATAAATATAAAACTGAAGGATCTAATCAACCAGATTATCGAATTTATTTTGATAATAATAGTAAAAAAGAAAATATTCCAGTTAAAAAAGAAGCGACTAAAGCCGCTCCAAAATCTGAAGCAAAATCAGCTCCAGCTACTGAAGATATTCCTTTCTAAGTGTGAATAAATTAGCATTTAATTTACCATTAAATTCTACATCTTTGGGACAAGTTTCACTCTCTATTTTGAGAGAACTTTTTCAAAGAAATCTAGATATTAGATTATTTCCTATTGGAAATATAGATATTAGCACCCAAAAACAAGATAATAATTTTGTTTCTTGGATACAAAATTCTATAAATTCTTCTTATAAAGAACACAAGAAAACAGTACCTATATTTAAATTATGGCATCTAAATGGTAGCTTAGAAAGCTTTTCGAACAAACAAGTTTTACTTTCATTTTATGAAGTAGATTCTCCTACGGAGACAGAAACAAATATTATTAAAAATAATGAAAAAGTATTATTTTCTAGTAATTATACAGTCTCATTATTCAAGTCAATGGGAGTAAATAATGTTGATTTTATCCCACTAGCTTTTGATAATACCCATTTTAAACAAACTACGAAACGCAATATTAAAGCAGTTCAGTTTGGACTCTTTGGAAAATTAGAACCACAAAGAAAAAGACATTTAAAAACTATCGCTCTATGGGCAAAAAAATATGGAAATAATCCAAATTATAATTTAAATTGCGCTATTTTTAATCATTTCTTAGAGCCACAAATTCAATCACAAATTATTAGCCAAGCTCTTGGTGGTCAAAATTATTTTAATATTAATTTTTTAAATTATATGCCATCTAACGAGATGTATAATGATTTATTAAATAATACAGATATTGTGTTAGCCATGAGTGGAGGAGAGGGCTGGGGTCTTCCAGAATTTCAAACGGTAGCACTTGGCAAGCATTGTCTTGGATTAAATGCTCATGCGTACAAAGATTGGATGACGCCAGAAAATTCAGTTCTTATCGAACCAAATGGCAAAATACCTTGTTATGATAATATCTTTTTTAAAGAGGGTCTTGAATTTAACCAGGGTCAAATTTTCGATTGGAATGAAAAAGATTTTCTAGACGGTCTTGATAAAGTTGAAAAAAGATATAAAGAAAATCCTAATAATATTCAAGGTCTAAAATTACAAGAACAATTTACTTATTCTAAAATGGTTGATTCTATTTTAGACATTATGAAAAATATTTAATATGGATACAATTACAAATATTGGAGAAAAACTTAAATTTAAAGATGGTACTGAATATATGCGCATGCCAAATGGAGAATTACGTAGAATGTCTCCTAAAGCGTCTCAGATTAGAAAAATGAATAAAAAACAAGTAAAATAAGGATATGCCTTATTACTTATTTAGCCATCCAGAAACCGAAGAAATTCGTGAAATATTTTTTCACATGAATGATGAAAAAGTATATATAGACGAAAATGGATTGAAATGGAATCGTGAATTTGTAGTTCCGCAAGCCAGTATTGATGCAAATATAGATCCATATTCAAAACGAGCGTTTATGGATAAAACTAATAAAGCTGGAACCTTCGGTGAAATGATGGATCTTTCAAAAGAGTTAAGTGAAAAACGTGGTGGAATTAAAAATGATCCAATTAAAAAAGAATATTCAAAAGATTGGAAAGAAAAAAGGCATTTAAAACATACACCAAAAGCTATTCAATAAAACAATTTTCATTTGAAAATTTTTTATTTTTTGCATTTTAAATCATCTTAATGTATAATTTATAATTACAATGAACACAGAAATTATTTCAGAAAAATTCGCAAATAAATACGCAGATAAACAACCTAATTGGGGTTTTAATGGTTTGGGGTATATTGTTTATAAAAGAACTTATGCTCGTCTTAAAGAAGATGGAAAGACTGAAGAGTGGCACGAAACAATTCGTCGTTGTATTAATGGGGCTCAAAAAATTGGAGCAAATTATACACAAGAAGAAGCGGAACAACTTTTTGATTTGATTTTTAATCTTAAGTGCAATTTTGCTGGAAGAATGCTATGGCAACTTGGAACACCAACTGTTGATCGGTTTGGGGCAAATTCGCTTTTGAATTGTTGGAATGTTTCAATGAATAGTATTAAATCATTTCTTTTTCTTTTTGAAAATTTAATGTTAGGTGGTGGAGTAGGGTTCTCTATTCGTAGAGAAGATATTCATGAGTTACCACGTATTAAAAAGGGAGTAAATATAACACATAAAAATACTAAAGATGCTGATTTTATTGTCCCTGATAGTCGTGAAGGATGGATTCGTCTTTTAGAAAAAGTTTTAGAGGCATTTTTTGTTAATGGTAAATCTTTTAATTATTCTACAATTCTTATTCGCGGCGCTGGTGAAAGAATTGGAGGTTTTGGTGGTATTGCAAGTGGCCCTCAAATTCTATTAGATGGTATCGAAAAAATTAACAAGATTTTTCAATCTAGAGAAGGTAAAAAACTTCGTTCTGTTGACGTTCTTGATATTTGTAATATTATTGGTGGAATTGTTGTTTCTGGCAATGTTCGTCGTAGCGCACAAATTGCTATTGGAGATCCTGATGATTATCTTTTTCTTCGAGCTAAAAATTGGTCATTAGGTAATATTCCTAACTGGAGAGCGATGTCTAATAACACAATTTATGCAGATGACTTTTCTCATATTTCTAATGAGATCTGGAGTAATGGATATGTATTAGATTCTCAAACAGGATTTGCGAAGGGCGAGCCTTATGGATTTTTTAACCTCCCCCTTTCTCAAAAATATGGCCGCTTAAAAGATGGTCTGATGAAAGATAGTAATCTTTATCCAACTGATGAAGATAACGTTGTGGGCACAAATCCTTGTGGTGAAATTAGTCTTGCTTCTTATGAATGCTGTAATCTTTCTGAACTATATTTAAATAATATAAACTCTAAAGAAGAGCTTATTCTTTGTGCGAAGCTTTTATATAAAACTCAAAAAGCTATTGCGGCACTTCCATTCATCCATGAGGAGACAAATAAAATTGTGCATAAAAATATGCGTCTTGGATTAGGTGTTACAGGTATTTGCCAGTCTCTTGATAAAATTGATTGGCTTGATGTATGTTATAAAGAGCTTCGTAAATTTGATAAAGAATGGAGTAAAGAACGTGGTTGGAATCGTAGTATTAAACTTACGACTGTCAAGCCAAGTGGAACATTAAGCCTGTTAGCTGGAGCAACTCCAGGGGTTCATCCTGCTTATTCTAAATATTATATTAGAAGAATACGTATGGCAAGCAATGATCCTCTCGTAAATTACTGTAGAGATTTGGGTTATCATACTGAATATGTTGTTAATTTTGATGGTTCTGAAAACCATGATACTGTAGTTGTAGAGTTTCCATGTGAAACTCCAGATGGCGCAATGTTTGCAGATGATATGGGAGTAATTCAGCAATTGGAAATGGTGAAAAAACTTCAGGAGATCTGGTCTGACAACGCAGTTAGTGTTACTGCTTATTATAGTGAAACAGAACTTTCAGATCTTAAAAATTGGCTTTCTAAAAACTATGAAAATGGAATTAAATCTGTTAGTTTCTTATTAAGACAAAAACATGGTTTTAAACAAGCTCCATATGAAGAAATTAGCAAAGAACAATATGAAAGTAAAAAATCTAAAGTTAAACCAGTTTTAAACATAAATCAAAATTTAGGCAGTGATACTTTAGAAGGCATCGAATGTGAGGGGGGAGTATGTCCTATTAAATAATGAAAGATAAAGATTTGCATAAAAATTTGCGTGATTCAATGGATCAAACATTGGAAACAAAATTTATGCAGAATCTTCAATGGTCAATGCTATTTTTTTGTTTTAATTATATAGCAAACTATATAAATCAAGAAAATGAATTTCAAGAAAAATATGTTCATAAAGAATTTATTAAAACTTGGAAAAAATTTGCACATAAAAACATAGCTGGTGCCGATTTAAAAATTATTAATGAGATATTAAATTCACCAAAAAATATATTTTACTCAGCACTTCAAAATAGTGATGAAATTACAGAAAGTACAGAAATATATCAAGAAAAATATAACAATATATTAAATCAAATAGAACAATTTTTTCTTAAAACCTTAGATAATAAAGAAAATTATAATCCACCAAACAATGAAGAAGATGACGATGAATACGCCTAAAAAAATTTTAATAACAGGGGTAACTGGTCAGGATGGCAGTTACATGGCCGATTATTTATTAGATAATACTGGTCATGAAGTTTATGGCATGGTAAGAAGAGCCTCTACTAACAATCATCATAATATTAAGCATTTGTTAAATAACCCTAAATTTAAATTAGTGACTGGAGATCTTACTGATTCTCAATCTATCGATAATATTGTTAGAGAAATAGGTCCAGATTATTTTATTAACTTAGCTGCTCAAAGTTTTGTTGGCGCTTCGTGGCAAATTCCAGAACAAACTTTTGATGTTGGCTCAATGGGTGTAATTAGATGTTTAGAAGCAATTAGAAAACATGTTCCTAATTGTAGATTTTATAATGCTGGATCTTCAGAAGAGTTAGGCGATGTAGATTATAGTCCTCAAGACGAAAATCATCCATTAAAACCTAGAAGTCCATATGGTGCCGCAAAAGCTGCCGCGAGACATATAGTAAAAGTATATAGAGAAAGTTATAATTTATTTGCAATTCAGGGTTTATTATACAACCATGAAAGCCCTAGACGTGGAGAAGAATTCGTCACAAAAAAAATTACCAAAGAGATCGCAAAAATAAATAAAGCATTAAATTATAATGAAGAATTTAAACCACTAGAATTAGGTAATATTTATGCAAAACGGGATTGGAGTCATGCGAAAGATTTTGTGCGTGGAATATGGATGATGTTAAATCAAGATAAACCTATAGAATATATTTTATCTTCTGGCGAGACACATACTGTAAAAGAATTTATTGATAAAACTTTTAAATTTATTGATATACAAGGTTTTTGGACTGGAGAGGGTATAAATGAAAAATTTATTTATAAAGATAGAATTTTAGTACAAATTAATCCTTTATTTTATAGGCCAGCTGAAGTAGATCTTTTATTAGGAAAATCAGATAAAGCTAGAAAAAAATTGGGATGGTTTCCAGAAATTTCATTTGACAGCCTAATTCAAGAAATGATAAGCTTTGATATGAAAAATATTTAATTTATAGTGTATAATATTATTATGAACATAGAGCCATTAGCCCCAACCCCTTCTAAATTTAATACATGTAAATTTAGATCAGAAGAACCTATAACAAAAACTATAAAAAGGTGTTCTTGTAGAGGCGGGGATTATCAATTAACAGCATTTTATTGTAACGAACGTCAAATTTTTGAAGTGTCCGAAGAGATTTGTGCAAATTGTGAAGTCTACCAATCTAAATAAAAAAAATTTTGTAAAAAAATTTTTAAAAGATACCTCGAATATTATTTGGCCAAAAGAAATGAAAATGGTCAAAAGTTTATTCAAAATTTTTCCAAATGAAGATTTTTGGAATACTTTAGAATTAAATTTTAAATTAAATAGTTTATGTTGGTTTTTATCTGATGATGGTCGTAAATTTCTCAATATAGAATATAAAAAATTTAACTTAAATTTGCCAGAAGTAAAAAAGTTTCAAATAGAAAATAATAATATTGCTTTTGAAAACAAAAAAGCATATGATTTAGATAAAGCTCTTAATTTAAGAGAATTTCTAAACTTATGGCAAAAGAAAACACTTTAACAGGCAAAAGTATATTATCTTCACATCTTAAAGATAATAAAGATTCACATTATAATTTCGAAGATGAGCAGATTTTCCAAGTATCTACTGGCTCTCTTCTTTTAGATTCAGAACTTGGTGGTGCACTCGAAGTTCCGGCAATTGTTCGTTTTACCGGAGTAAGTGGTGGCGGAAAAACAAGTTCCGCACTACTTATCATGAACAATTTTCTTAAGACAGTTCCTAACTCGAAAGGCTTTTTAGTTAAAGCCGAAGGACGCCTTAATTCTAATGTTAAAAAAATATCTGGAGTCAACTTTGTAGATGATCCAGAAAAATGGGAAGCTGGAACATGTTTTGTACTTCGTTCTAATATTTATGAAAATATTGCTACACTTATATTAGAGCTTATCAAAAATAACCCAGAAAATACTCGTTATTATTTTCTCATTGATAGTATGGATGCGCTTATTTCGAAAAATGATTTAAGCAAGGGTTTTGAGGATAGTGCTAAAGTTGCTGCTGGAGCAGTTCTTACGTCGAATTTTCTTCGTAGGATTATGTTGCCACTTTCTACATTTGGACATATTTGTGGACTTATATCCCAAGTTCGTTCTAATGTTCAAATTAATCCATATGCAAAAACTGATCCTAAACTTACTAATAGTTCTGGAGGAAATGCTTTACAACACTATGCGGATTGGATTTTTGAATTTCAGCCAAGATATAAATCTGACCAAATCATGGAGGGAGATAAAATTATTGGACATTGGTCAAAAATTCTTCTTCGTAAAACTACTAATGAAAAAGATGGTGTAGAAGTTACATATCCAATTCGCCATGGTCGAATTGATGGCAAAAGTGTTTGGACTGAATATGAAGTCGCAGATATGCTTATTCAGTGGGGGTTCGCTAAAAAAAGTGGTGCATGGATTGCTTTTGATAGTGGTTTAATCAAAGATATTAAAGAAGATATTGATAAAGATTTTCCTGAAAAAATTCAAGGCATGGATCAATTAAGAACATTTCTAGAAAATAATCAAGATATATGTAAATATCTTTTTACAAAATTTAAAACAATTTTAGCTAAATAATGTTTTCAATTTATACATCTGCATTTAATTTAATTAAGAACAAATTTAATTATAGATTCCATATCCAGAATTTTTCTCAATTTGCGGATGAAGTTGTTATTGCAATAAATACAAGCGAAGATGACTCTGTAAATGAAGTTCGTGATTTTATAATTGAAAATTGTGATAATGTATATATTTTAGAAACAAATTTTAGTTATGATGATCCATTACTTGATGGGAAAATAAAAAATGCAGCTTTACAAGCCACAAAACAAGACATAAAGATAGGTCTTGATATGGATGAATATATACCATTATGGCAAAGACATATTTGGGAAAATATTGGCAATCAATTAATATATTCTCCATCAAAATCTGTAATGATTCCATCAGTGAATCTTTATAAAGATAACCATCATTATTTTTCAATTACTCCAAAATGGTATATGCATAAAAAAGGATTGTACCGTGGTGCCGTAAATTTTGCTAAAAAATTGGATGGTACTATAGATACATCTAAAAGCGATACATGCGAATTAATCGACGAAAATGGTAATCTAGTTTATTCTATTCAAACGCCTTCTGATATAGAGTCATTAAGAACAAAAAATTATCCATTTGTAATTCATACTGGATATATGAATTTGAGTAACAGGATATTAAGAAATAAAAATTTCTGGGAAAAACATTGGAAAGTAGAATCTGGAGGGGAAGACCCAAAACATAAAGTTCACAAATCTATAGAAGATTTTCAAGAAAATTATCAAGAACACAATCTGAGTATATGAAAATTGCCGTTATTGGAAATGATTATTTACAACAATTTCCATTAGATGGCTATGGTGGAATCGAAACATGCGTAGAAAATTTAGCAGCTGGTCTTTATAATGAAAAACAAAATTTTTTTGTTGTATGTCCTAAAAGGGTCAATACAAAAGAATACCCATTTGAAGTTTATGAAACAGAAGAAGAACCCACATCAATTTCAAAAAGAAATAGCTCATTCTATGCCTATTCTGTCGCTAAAATTTTAAAAAATTTAGATTTTGATGTTATATGGACTCAAAGCCATTGGAGTATTGAGCCATTATTGCAATTTAAAAAACCTATTATATGCACATTTCAAGATAGCTGTAATAAACAGTACGGCTGGATGAAAAATTATGATAACGTAAAATATAGATTTATTTCACAATTTCAATTTCATAATTGGGTAAAAGAAGACTGGGAAAAAGAAAAAAGTTTTTTTTGTTATACAGGCTTAGAAGATAAAGAATTTGATCTAGAGGTTAATAAAGAAGATTATTTTTTATGGTGTGCTGGCTTACAGTGGGGTTTAGAAAGTAAAGGCTTAGATATTTTTATAGAAACAGCAATACGTAATAAAAATCATAAATTTATAGCATATGGTTCTGGCAATGATCAATTAGCAAATTATTTATATAATTTAAATATATCAAATTTTGAATTTAAAGGTCCTTTAAAAAGAGGTCAAAATCATAAGCATGTTTTTCAAAAGGCGCGTGGATTTTTTATGCCGACACGATTACCAGAAGCATTGGGTAGAACAGTTTTAGAAAGTTATTCAAAAGGAACTCCAGTGTATGGATCTAATTATGGTTCAATAAATGAATTAATTGAAAATGGAATTAATGGATTTAAATTAGATTTGAATAATCTTAATATAAATTTAGAATATAAATTTGACTCTAATATTATTTTTAATATGTCCAAAAAATTTCATGTTAAAAATGAAATATCAACCATGTTAAAAGAAAGTGTTTTATGATAAAATTAAATTTAGGATGTGCCCAAGATATTAAAGATGGTTATATTAATGTAGATTTATATGACCATCCATTAGTAAAAAAATCAGATGTTCGTGACCTATCTTTTTTACAAGATGAATCTGTAGATGAGATATATGCTAAAGATGTGCTAGAACATATGCCATTAATTGATGGTAAAAACGCTATAAGAGAATGGTCCAGAGTTTTAAAAAGTGGTGGTAAAATTTTTATACAAACAATTAATATCGATAAACAATTAGAAGCATATATTAAAGGAATATGGTCAATTGAAGATTTAAATCATATGATTTTTGCAGGATTAAGTTGGATTAACCAAGAATCCAAATGCGAAGATTTTCATAAATGTGCATATAATTCCTCTATATTAACGCAAATTCTTCAACTCAATAATATAAAAGTAGATAATATTGAATATGATCAAATTGACCAAGCTTTAATTCATAATCCGAGATCTCATAATTTAAATCTAATGATTTATGGTACTAAAAAATAAGTATGATTGAAAAAAATATATTTCAAACATTCATTAATAATAAATTACCAGAAGAAGTAATTTATCTTATTAAGCTAATGCTAGACATTAATCCTGAATATCAATATCATTTTTATACAGATGAAGATATTCTTGATTTTATAAAAACCTATTATAATAATGAAATTTTTGAAGCCTATTGTAAGTTACAAATAGGAGCTGCTAAAGCTGATTTTTGGAGATATTTAGTTTTATATAAATATGGAGGTATTTATTTAGATATAGATTCTCATATTAATATTAATATCGACAGTTTTTTAACCACCGAAGATAAGGCAATTATAACTAGAGAGGGGACACATGGTTCATTTGTTCAATGGTGTTTAATGATAACTAAAGAACATCCAATATTAAAAAATACAATTGAAAACGTTATTAAAAAAATTCAAGATAATACAGAAAAAAGATTAAATTATATTACAGGCCCACCTGTGATGTCAGAAGCCATTGAGAAAATGTATAGTTATTTAGGTTTTAATTTATTATATGATACGAATGATGATATGATTAATTCTAAACTAGACCAAAATTCACAAGACTATGCGAGATTTATTGGTATGGATTTTAATAATCCTGGATTTATATTTAAACATCAATATTATTATTTACTTTACAAAAACAAAAAACCATGGATGGAAGAGCAAACAATTAAATCTGTAATTTTATGAAAATATTACAAATTGGATGTTACGATGGCAATGATCATGTTTATGAATATGTATCATCAAATAAAGATAAAATTACCGAACTTTATTTAATAGAACCTTTATCTGAAGCCTTAATTATGGCTAAACAGCTTTATTCTAAGTTAGATTTTGTTAAATTTTATGAAATGGCAATTGTCGATGATGATATCAATGAAGTAGAATTTTTCTACCCAAAAAATATACAAGAAGGACAGACATCTTCTATCAATAAAAATCATTCTAAACTTTTTCAAACAGAAATGATATCAAAAAAAATACTCGCCATAAAGTTAGATAAATTTTTAGAAAAACACCAGATATTTAATCTTGATAGATTGTATATTGATACTGAAGGATTAGATTGTAAAATTTTAAATTCTTTGGAT